CTTTGTCGAGGAACGCCAGCGGATCGTAGCTAATGGCATTGCTGATGGCGTCGATCTGCTCGCGCGAGACGATGAAGCGCTTGCTGCCAGGCGCGCGCCAGGAGCGCGTCGTTTCGTTGCGCTCGCGCACGGCGCGGCATTTCACCGCGGCGCCATTGTCGAACTCGATGAGGATCTCGCCTTCCGGCGCGTTGCCGTGGATCATGTCTTCGTTGTGGCCGCGGCCGAAGGCGTATTTGAAGCAGTCGAGCAAGGACGTTTTGCCGTCGCCGTTGCGGCCCTGGATCAGTGCGACGATGGGCAGCTTCGTCTCGAACGATTCGAAGGCGGCCATGTTGGTGATGCTGATGGATGTCAGGCGCATACGAGTTTGGAGCCTCCCGTCAACTTGATTAGCCCGATGTTTCGCCGCTGGCCAGAGTAGATGCGCGCCTCGGTCCCGGCCTCGTTCCAATCGAAGCCGATCGAGCCGATGGCCCGCAGCGCTTTGTTCTGGCGAATTTGCTCAATGAGCTTGCCGTCCGAAACGGAATCCATCTCGGCGGTCCAATTCCTCCGCTTCATGCCTACGCCGATGAATTCGACCATCACTGCACGCCTCCCGCTCGGGCTCCCGCCGCCTTCCGGAACTGCGACGCTTGCGGGCAGTTCAAAAAATGGTTTAAACCGTCGACAGTGTACGGCGCGCGTATGCCGTTGCGATGGCGAATAAAGAAGAGTAAAGTCCCGCAAGCCTTGCAGGTACGGCTCTCTTCTGCCGTCAGTTCCAGCAGGCGCCGCAAGCGATCCTCGAGCGGAGGCAGTGTGCTCATCGGCCAACTCCTGAGAAGACGATCAGGCTGGACATGGCGATGGTGATCACAAGCGCGACCATGAGCCAGATAGCGACCGAACGCCAGAGGCGCCAGCTGTGTTCGACATTTTTGGCAACCTCGATGAGCGCTGGGATGCGCGCTTGCACTTCTTCAATAGCGGCTTGCAGCCGTTGATTCTCATCGCGTAGTTTAAGGTTGGCGCGGATGAGATCGTAGCGCTCCAGGTTGGATGAAGACAGCAACAGTGGATTCAAAACAGGTCTCCTTCCTGGGGCGCGCCGGCGGGTTTGGCCGGTTGCTCAGCGGTCGCCGCGGCGGGCGGAACGTAGGACTCCTCCGGCTTCGACTTGCGGGAAGCGCTTTTGGCTTTGAGCTTTTCGGCTAGCTCGGAGGTCTTGGCGTCGGTCGCAATGGCGGCAGTGTTCGGCTGCGTGCGCGCAGGCTCTTCTTCTGCCTGCGCTTCCGCATAGAACTCGTCCGCCATGGCTTGGGCGCTGATCGCAGCAGGATCTTCGTCGTCATCCTCTTCCGTAACCGGGTCGGTGGGCGCGTCAAGCAGCCGGCGGCTGGGCTCGATGGCGGCGCGGAATTTCCACGCCTGCTCCATCAGGTTTTTGCGGAGACTCTCGATGTCCTCCGCGCGGAACTCGAGACTTACGCCGTACTGGGTGGCAGCTTGGCCATTGTGGCGGGTTTTGTACGGCCGGAGAACCATTTTGAGAGGGATTCCCGCAAGTCGACCGCCAGTGAGCGCTTTAATGCGCTCAAGACTGCTAAAGATGTGACTGATGCTTCGATATCCAGACGTATGGAAATACGCAGTTCCGCCGACCCGGATGTTCCGTGCCAGTTGAAATTTGAGATCCCCACCTGGTTTACACGGACTGGGCTGAACTCGGCCTTTATCGTCGGTGAACTCACGGCTGTAGGAGCATCCGTTGGTCCAGCAGCCTTGGATAATGGGGAAGTACTTGTCGCCATTTTGTTTTGCCTCCTGTGCAAGCGTTTTTTCTGCATCCGTTGCCGCCATGGACAATACCCGAAGCGCATTGATGCCGTCTCCTTTGCAGCGCAGTTCGCTCGTTGACCACATCTGGTAAGCGCCAGCGAAAGGATTATCGTCGAGAAAGACGATATCGATCTCAGTGGGAGTCGGGCCATGCGCCTCCATGGCTTCAAAATCCGGCTCGAACACTTCGGTTCCGTCATCGGCGAGAACCGGGCGCGTGAAGGTGAAGAATCCGAGCTTGCGCGGATAGTTGCAAATATCCGCTTTGCCGTAGTTCTCGCGATAATACTTCTCCGCTTCGGCGCGCGTCGCAAGCCCCTTCTTGTCGGTGACTTCGAACTTGAGCTTGCCGTCCTGGCCTTTAATGCCGATGCGGAAGTACCAGCGACCATCGTTGTGTAACCAGCAATTTAGCGCTCTTCCGCGTGGGAGACCGATCCCCACTTTCAAAATGCGCGGCTCGCGGACAATGACGGCGCCGTCGGTGTCGTGAGTGATGCCAAACATCACTCCGGGGATGGGCTTGTTGCCTGTGAGTTGTAGCATGGCTTAGAAGAACCTCAAAGGACGCGAATGGCTGATCTTTTTGAAGGTTTCCGCGGGCTGGTAGTCATCGCCGAACGGATGATCGGGCGAGCCGAGTTCCGGGTAGCGATCAAGGACGGACATGACTAAGCGGCGGAGCTCGTCGTACGCGACAGCGAGCGCTCCGAAGTCGCCACGCATAGCAGTTTGCGGGCGGAAATAGATTTTGTGGCCAGCAACCTCGACGGCTTGACGCGTGCCGAGCTTCGTCTTGAGTTCTTCTTTTGTCTCTTCGGCTAAGTCGTTGGCTTCATCGAGCAGCGCTTTTCGCTCCAGGTATTCGGTGACAAGCGGGCGCAGGGTTTCGTCCCGTTCGATGTCGCGCGTCGGTTCGAGTTGAATGAGCGCGGCTCCCTGGCAGGATTTGCGGTATTCACACTTCTGACAGCGATGATCGTCCGGATCCAGGCGGTCCGGCATCTGGCCGCTTTGCACTTCCGCCCAGAAGGCCACGCCTTCGGCGACGATCAGATCGCAGAGTACTCGATCCTTTTCAACTTCCCACGACGCCAGCTCGCCAGAATCGCGCGAGCCGATGGCGAACGCTCCCCAGTCGGATTCGGTAACCAGGATGCCGTGCTGCAGTTGCAGGATGTAGTCTTCCGGCAGGCCTTCGCGCTTGATCTTCTGGAACATGGCGCGGCCGACCGACTTGATCTCGAGCACGCCAACCTCCCGATTGTCATCCGTCGGATCGTCGATCATGTAGTCGACGTTGACGCGCAGCTCGGGGTGCTCGGGATGCACGGTGGGTTCCTCGCGTTCAATGACGTGGTGGCCGGTGGCACGCTCGTATTTCCGCGCAAAGAACGGCTCGAGCACATTGCCCAGTTCCATCGCGTCATTCTCTTCGCGGGGGTAATCGGGCTTCTCGTTGCGTTTGTCGCGCCACAGACGCAAACGGCAGCCATAGCCGGCATTGAAGAGGGAGGCTGCGTCGGAACCGCCGATACCCTTCTTGCGTTCCGCTAGAAAAGCGTCGCGCAGTGGGGAGCTATTTGGCATTGCGCTGCGCTCCCTTCTGAGCCGACGTTTTCCGGTTCTGAACGAAGTCAACCAGGGCCAAGCGCACGGTCGCGGTACGACTGCGGAATTCCCGTTGACTGATCTCGTCGATGTCGCGGACCAAGTCCGAATTCAGCTTGAAGCTGACGGGGACCTCGACGGCTTTGTTTTTTACTGCTTGCACTCACACCTCCCGGTTGCTCTCTAGCGGTATAGTACTCGTATAGTTACTAGGTAGTCAAATGGAATTTTAGAAAAGTTTTTGAACCGTTATTTGCGAGGGTCACCGGGCAAATTGGGAGCGGGGCGAGTTGCGCCAAGCCAACGCTAACGGAACTGGAACGTCACTGCATTGAGGGTTCGGAATTCAGGCAGCGAATCCGGGAGTTGGACCTTGAGACCCATCGAAATTCCCGTGTTACATTTGCCATTACTACGAAAGTCCTACGAACGACACTTCTATTAAAAATCAATATAGAAAAATGTCAATGGAAAAAAAGAAAATTACTTTGAATAACCCAGAGGCCTTTGATTCCGTCAGACTCAAGCGAGCGATCAAAGCTGAGCTTGAAGAGATGCAGGAAGAGATACGCCGCCGCGAAGGACTGCACAAGCGTCCGACCTTGTCAGAGGTGATCGAGCGGTTGCTGCTGATCGTCGCAAAGGAGACGAATGACGACGCTCACGGTTTACCGAGTGTGCAACACCGGGACTGGCATCGATTGCTCGAAGTCATTCTCGAGGGAGAGAACTTGAGCTTTAGGGAAGCCATTACCAAGAATCTGCGGGCGTTCGCCCTGGGCACGTTGGTGGCGGGCTCGAAAACTGAGAAAGAGATCGACACTGATCTGGAAATTCTGCTAAAGCGCATGGAGGCAAAAAAAAAAATAAAAAGAAATCCCAGACCGGCGGGTTGAGACGTACACTGATGTAGGTCTCGCCCCCGAGACTTCCCAGTACGCCTAGTACTGAGACACTAATTCGATAAAAAGCTATGTAATTTGTATGGGGAGGACTGTTTGAAATCGAAGCTGAAAGTGATGCCGGTGCGATCGCACGTGATCACTCAACAAGACATGGTCGAACTGTGGCGATCCCAGGAGTCAGCAGATAGTTTGGAGGTGGTGCGTTTAGAACGGGCAAAGATTTTGGACCGAAGGTTCCGAAAAGGGGCGCAAGTGGAGCGGGGAGCATATGAATTCAATCCGAAGACCATGCGAGTCACACGTGTGCAGAGGCAACACACAGGATAACTCAGGTCGACCAGGGAAGTCACACGTGTGCAGACCGACCAACGCTTTTCATTTGCGCGTTTGCAGATAGAACTGCCGATCATTGTCCAACTGCTCCTTGAGTGACAGGTTGTAAGCCTTTTGCTCGACCAAGTCGCGGTCCATCTTATTGAAGTCGGTCTCGAGCTTGGTAATGCGGGCGTCGGCTCGGCTGCGGTCTTTCAACAGCGAGTCCTGATTATTGTAGAACTGAAATGCGAACCATAACAGCAGCAGTCCCTTCCAGCCGAGATCGAAGATGGTCTGAAAGGTTGCAAAATTGAACGAACGCTCCTTTGCGATGATCTCGTCTGCCATGGACCGACTCCTCTTACTTCCAAAGCCACGTCAGCCAACGCCAGAACCGCCGACGCTTTTTTGCAGGCTCAGCCGCAGTTGTGACGCGGGGTAGGGCATGGACGGCGGGGGCGGGAGCCGGATTTACCACGATGGCGGGAGGTGCGACAGTAGGCTTCGGAACCTCCACGTTGACGACGGGTTTCTGTCCATCGGCCACTTTCTCGAGCACTGCGGAGTTACTCTCAAGCGTTTGTTTGACAATCTTCTCCGCTGAGTTCGAGGTGGCTTTAATGGACTTGGCCTGATCCTCCGATGACTGTTTGACCTGAACGCGCACCTCCATGAGTCCCCGGGCCAAGCTCTTGTTGGTCGCGCTGGCAATGGCGGAAATCGTATCGACCTTCCAGAGCAGCGCATCGACGCGCGAGAAGATCGACGCCCGCAGCGCGGCGATTCCCTGGACCTCGTTCGCGCGGATGGCGTGCATGTCAACAGCGATCGAGACGGCGGCGCCGCTGACGATGATGACGCCAAAGATCGAGAGCAGAAGCAGGATGACCCGGAAGTGCTCGCGGAACTCCTGGAGGGTGACAACGTGCCTACTCGCCGCGTCGGGTGGCCGGGCCATTGGATGACGGTCTAACCAGCGGCCGGGGCCGGTTGAATGCTGGCGGAGGTCAGCGGCAAGCCGGCTGGCACGGCGGCGGCAGCGGGCTTCACTTTCTGAATGTCGGCGAGGAGTTGTTTCAGGTCCGTGATGGTCTGCGCGTCCAACGTCAAGTTGGCACCTTTGGCCGCGGTCGCCGCGTCAAGCGCACTCACGGTGGCTAGGGCATCGCCTAGCAGCGCTTCGCCGGCGCGCTCGATCGTCGTCGCGAGAGGTGCGAGCGCTGGGTCGATCAGGCTCGCTACGCTGACGGCTGTTTCGACGGTGCTCTCGTGAGCTACCAGGAAAGTAAGGCCGGTCTTGAGGTCATGCACGGCGATGGCGAAAAAATGGCCTATGGAAGTAATGGAAAAGGACATCGGTTTAGGGCTCCTTGGGAGTGGTCATCGTGATGGTTTCCGCCTGGTTGACCACGCCGGGCTGGATGTTTTTACGAAGCTGTAACAAGGTCCATAGGCTGCCAAGCGCGCCGGCCATGATTTCCTTGCCGTAGTCCAAACGGGATGCGTATAGAGCGACGCCCACCAGGAAAATGAACATCGCGCAAAGGATGTGTCCTGGGGTCGAATCAACCTGCTCCAGCTTCATTTAATGCGTCCAAACCACTTGGTAGTACAGTCCGGCGCCGCTTGCCTGCACACTAAACCCGCCCTTCGACAGAAGTCCGAAGGGGGTGTTGTTGCACACGGCACTGTTGGCTGCAATCGAGCCGGTGAAAGGAAGGGGAAGCGGGCTCGCGTCTTTGGTCTGAATGGTAAAGGTCAGCGCGCCAGCGGTGCTGTTCGAAACGCAAACGCCCAGCAGCCGGACATCTCGGGTATCAAGCGCGGTAAGCGCAGTGGGGACCGCCTGATAGTAGACCTCGTAGGGGCCGCCGTAATCTTTGGGCCAGTTCGTCCGGTTGAGAACGGTGGGGCTTTGCGCGAAGGCGAGGGTGAGTGCTGCCAGCGCGCCAAACACAAGAAATGACAAATGTTTTAGGCAAATTCCGAACAATTTAGCTCGAATTTGTTTCATCAAGATCTCCTATTTACTGTAGTGCGGCTGGAGCCGCAAAGTCACTGAAAGACGGCCGGACGATCGGCCGGACTCCAAAATACTTTTGCGCCAGCTTTTGGGAATCAGCGTCCCATTTGTATGGCTTCCCGCGAGCAGCCATGACCTTTTGCTGTACTTCCCGCTTGATCAAAGCTTTCTCCTGCGGTGTGGCTGCGTCATAGGCTTCGAGCACGACTCCGAGATCGGCCGTACGCTTGATATCGGAAACGATGGTGGGATTCTTCGCGCGCGTCAGGAGTTGGTTGACATCGCTGCGCGTTAGGTTCCCGGCCTGGATTGCTTGTTGGCCGATCCGCCGCGCCTCCGCCAGGTTGTGATGTTCCGCAGCCAGGAGCACTTGATTTTTGGCGCGGGTGCGATCAGTCGGGACAGGTGCCACATTGGCTCGCTGCTCTTCCTGGTATTGCTGAAGTATCTTTTCCGCTTTACTGAGTCCCACGTCCCGGCCAGCCGGCATAATGCCCAGAAATGGCAAAAGCGTTCGTTTCCATCCGGCGCCGCGCTCGAAGTTCTTTTGCGCACCCGACACCGCATAGGGGAAAAACAGACCCTCCAGGTACTTATCGATGCCCTCGCCGCCGCGGCCGTAAATCTTGTGATTCCCAAAGGCGCGGTTGGTGGCCAGATCCGCAGCGACCATCAAGATCTGGGCGAGCTTCGCCTTGAGCGTTTGGACGGGGCGAGTCGCCCAACTGTAAACATCCTTGGACAGGTAGAGCGGCAAAACGATGCGGCTCGGATGGCCGTCTTCGGTCAGGCCACCATCGCGTGGAGCGATGTAATCCATGCCTTTGGGCATGGTTCCCGTAAGGAGAAAGGTGGTTACGGCATTGATCACCGCTCCGCCGAGCAGAAGCGCGATCACATAGGCCGTGCGGTGAGACAGTTCTGGTTTTTTGCCACCTTTGCCTCCGCTCGCAATCTCGGCGAGATTCCGCAAGACATCGGTTGACCCGCCAACGAGTTCCCGTATGGTGCCGAGAGTCCAACCGGGACGCCCCACGATGGCGTTCATCACATCACGGGACAAGTTATTCATCAGCATGTTGCTCTGATTCAACTGGCCGAAGCGGTTATCCATGGAGTCGAGCACTTTGCCGAACCGGTCGCGCGCCTCTTCCACGCTCATGTCCGGATGCTGTTCCATCTCGAACTGCACGGCTTTGGCGAATGCGCCGAGCTTCACGCGCGGGACCAAACCCTGCATGATCGGGCGCATAGTGGACTCCGCCCACAGAAGCGGATTGGCGGCTCGCAAGCCAACGCCGATCAGATTGTTTTGAGCCCACGCCTTCTTTAATCCATCGAGCAGCGGCTTTGCGTCGCTCGACTGTTGGAATCTGCCGCCCGCTTGGCGGAGAGCGTCGGTGATGGCGAGTTCTATAGCGGTCGGATTCTTGGCTGTCCCGTTAAAAACCTGTCCCAGCCGGTTCCCGCGGAGCGTGTCCTCAATCACCGAACGCAGCGGAACCAGGAATCTTCCAGCCGATGCCGCGGCTTTCAGTGGGCGTCCGGCAAACAACTGATTAACACCTAGAGCGAGGTCGGACAGTGAAGAGTTTAGAGTCGTCGTCAAAACGTGGAAGGCGGAGAAACTAAGATTCAGCATGTTCATGCCGCCCTTGAGTGCCATCCATGCGTCGAACGCGGTCTTGCCGCGCAGTCCAGCAGAGAGATAGTTATTGATGACCTGTGCGACCTGGTCGGGCGCGTAGTAGCGGCCCATCTCGCGCCTGCCGAATACGACGACGTCACGGGGACTGATGTTCTCGTCTATCGTCTCCATTCGCTCCTCCCAGGCGTGGAGTGCGTTTTCGTATTCCTCGTCATCCTCGAAGCGGGAACGATCCGGCTCGCGAATGTCGAACTTGACCGCGCCGCGCCGCGGACCATAGACCGTAAAGAGCTTGTCATCGATGGCCGACCATCCCGGGCCCGGCAATTTGCGGCTGAACTTGAGATAGCCTTTTTCGCGCAACTCCTCGAACATCTCGTGAGCCGCGATGCTCTTGTCCATCTGCGCCAAGCCGGCGTAGACGTAATCGACGGGATTGTCGAACTTCGGAACCAGCGTGAAATCCGGATCCTCGACTGCTTCGCGAAGCGTGGGATAGGTCCGCTGCTTACGGAACGACTCTTTGCCCGCCATCGGCCGGCGCGCCATCCAGTTTGCCGTCCAGGCCTCCGCCTGCTTCGGGTCTTTGTACATATGGGTGAAGTAGTTCTCGACGAACGTCTTCACCAAGCCCAGTTTTTCCAGCAGCTCTTTGCGGTCGTCGAAGAGCTGGCGGACAGTTTTAGCGAACTGCTGCAGATCGGGCGGCAGTTTCCTGTAATCGCCTCCCTCGATTGCATCAATCACCTCGAAGCCGTGGACCCCGTGCTCTTTGGGGAGTTTGTAGAGCGCCTTCTTGTACGCTTCGAGCGCTGCGTGGGCTCGCGCATCCTTCTGTGCCATCTCGCCCATCAGCTCCCGCACATTGCCAGCCGTCTCGCGCGCTTGCACACCACGGGTTTGCGGAGCGAAAAGTCTCTGCATGTCATCCGCTACGCCGGTGAATTTGCGCGAGGCGGATTTCAAGGCCGGAACAATGTCCTCGCGGCCGAACTTTTCTAGGTAGGGTTGGAGCGCTCCGAGGCCGGAGCCGAGGTAGACACTTCCCTCACCCTCGCTGCGACGGGTGAGCGGCTTTTGATATCCTTCCGGCGCTTGTTCTCCTTCACCTTCCGCGCGAGTCACATAGAATTCGTCCGCTTCTGTCAGTGCGCCCGTATCGGCCAGCCGTTGTTTCGACTGTTCCGGGGTCTCGGTAGGAGGTTCCCAACTCCGGTTAAACTCGGCGATCTTCGCTCCGATATCGCTTGGTGGTTTCGTGAAATCCCATGAAATCGCTTTGGCGATCTTGCGCGCATAGTCGACCGCTTGCCAGTCTGTGCGGAAATTGGACTTAACCGACGCGCCAGAGAGAATGTGTTCGACGCTAAAAGTTGGGCTTCCACCGCGGCGTGCGGGTTTGTGTTTGGTAACGCCCAATTCAGGAGTGATGGCATACCCCTTGATGGTGTACTTGCCGCCTGTACTGCTTGTGCCAAACCAGCGCCTTTGAGGAAACCACTCGGCGTGCAGTGCGGCCTTCGGGTCTTGGAGAAAGGGCCGTAGCGCACTGGTCGTTGAGCGCTGGTTTTCCTCCTCGGCACGCAAAGCCGCCTGGTCGTCGGAGGTTTCTCCCAGCTTGGCGGCTAACTCGGCCTGCCGGCGCTTCATTGTCTGCAGCTTCTCTTCGTGCTGGAATCCGTCTCCGGCCTTAGATTCCATCTCGGTGAATTTTTTCTCAAAACGCCGCAGTTCGTCTCTGTTCCAGCGAGTCGACGAATCAAAATTGTCGACGTGGTAGGCGAGCGTGGTGTCAAGGGCTTTACTCGGCGCCTTATAGTCCACCGCGCCCAAATAATTGCCGGACTTAGTAATCAGCCGCAGATTGGGACGCCCGTAGACACTTAGGCTGCGGGAACTGCGCCAGGGGATGTCTTTCGCTTCGCCGCGCGTCTTGTCCCAATCAGCATGTACGTCCTGTGCTTCGGCTTCTTTCAGCGGTTCGAGTCCGAGATCGGAGCGCTGCCCTTGTGACTGAGAGACAGTGTCCTGGACCTTGGTCGCCTGATAGTAAAGGAATTTGCCATCCGGCGTACGTTCGCGCACATAAGTCTTCGCTCCGCGGCCCTTGGCCGTGCGTGCCTCGATGTGGTAAGTGTCCGGTGAAGCTTCGAGCCGGAACCCGCGATAGGTGGCGTTGACGGGTACAGTGCTGCCTGGCGTACCCATGGTTTTCAGCAGGTCAATGAGCGCACCTGCGCCGGTTGATCCGAGCGGGTAGGACTTGCCCTCTACGACATAGTTGGTGTTCGCGTCACGGGTTTCAATGTCGGACTCATATTCATTGATCTTTTGCTTGATGGCTCTAATCTGCGGTGGAAGCGTGCCGAGTTCTTTGTGAATATGCGCCTGCTCACTCATCCAACCGCCGCGCATGACCTCGAGCTTGTGAATGTCCTGATCGAGAATGATTTTCTCGCGAATGTCCGGGTTGCCCGAGGAGATGGCTTTCGCCTGCTCGTAAGAGAGCACCAGTGGTGAGAGTTCGTCAATCTCATCCAGGTTCGGATCGCCCTCCATAAGTTGCTCGATCGGTGCGGCCTTGCTTGCGAGCGTTTCCCACATGAAGGCGTCGAAACTGCCTTCGGTCATATAACGATACAGGCGCACGGATTTGATAAGCCCGTCGCGGTAGAGCCAATTACCCTGCCGCACGATGCGCCCATCGCGTTGCTGCATGTCGCGCGGGCGCCAGGGAGCGTCGAGGTGATGGAGCGCAACGAGTCTCTGCTGGACGTTCATGCCGGCACCCATCTTCTCGGTACTGCCGAGGAGCACACGCACGCGTCCCTCGTTCACCTGATCAAACAGCTTTTTCTTCTGTGCGTCGGTTTTGGCTTCCTGAATGAAGGCGATTTCTTCAGCCGGAATGCCGCCCGCTACCAGCTTACGTTTGATATCTGCGTAGACTGAGCTACGTTCGCGCGACTCGTCTCCGGTTTCGACCTCTTCCTCTTCTTCCTCCTCGCCATCCTCGTTGTAGAGGCTCGTCTCTTCTTCCGGTTCGGCTTCGGCTTCGTCAACGTTGGCGACCTGGTCACTTGCCGGAGTGGCCTTTTTGCGCGTTACCTTGTCTGACTTGGGTGTACCGAGGTCGAGAAAGACAAGCTGCGTGCCCTTGTGTTCGTCGAACTCTTTATAAACCTCGAGGATTTGCTTGACGGCTAGGTTGGGCTTCGATTCGGGATTATCCGGTAGCCGCGGATCGATCAGCCGCATATCGAGCGAGGCTTTGCGGCCGTCGCTCGAAATTTTGAGCATGTTATCCTCTTCCGGTTTTACTGCGCCGGAGCGGACAGCATCGGCACGGTCAGCGATTTCGACTCCAACGAAGGCCTTTAACTCGTCACTTGCGGGCGCGACTATGTCGACATAGCCGCCCTTATAGATAGCGGGAGTCGGCAGGTTCAACTGTTTCGCGGTCCGGATATCGGCCACAATGCGAAACATATTCATCATCTGCGCCGCATTCTGGAATTTCGAAAACCGGGTCCGCTGGATGAAGCGACCGCCTTCCGGTGCGACTTCCATTGCGGTGCGTGTTTGCCCGAAGGTCTTAGCCCAGGAATCGAAGGTGTCAAATCCCTCACGCTTCAGGTAGGACGGCATGAGATAACGCATCATCGTCCAGACTTCTGCGATTGAGTTCGAAACCGGAGTCCCCGTTGCGAATACCGTGCCCTTATCCCCGCCGTGCAAATTGCCGATAAAACGGGACTTCAGGAGTAGATCCGTAGCGCGGTCGCTGTCCGTATTCGGCAGGCCTGCCATGCGGTCCATCATGGTCATGAAGCCGAGATTCTTGAAGAGGTCGGCTTCGTCCACAAAAAGCTGATCGACGCCTAACTCTTCGAAGGTCAGCCCGGTGTCCTTCTCTTCAGCCTTGAGGCGCTTTTCGAGCTTCGCCTCAAGCGTGGCCAGGCGCCGCCGCAGGTTCTTGATAGTCGGATTCTTGAACTCGTCTTTCTCGTCTTTGATGCCGGCGCGTGCGGACTCGATCGCATCGCGGATCTCCTTCGTTTCCTCCTCGATGAAGGCTTTGAAGGTTTCGATGTTGACGGGGATCTTCTCAAAGCTCTTGTGGCCGACGATTACACCGTCGTAGTTGCCACTCGCGATACGCGCCATGAGCCGCTGGCGATTTTTCTTCGTGAAGTCTTTCTTGGTGGGAACGAGGATCTGCGCGCCCGGGTAGGCCCGCATCCAGTCATCGCGCCACTGCTCAACCAGATGGTTCGGGACCATCACCATCGGCTTTTTCCGCATTCCGAGCCGCCGTAACTCCATGGCGGCCATGATCATCTCGAGCGTCTTGCCCGCACCGACAACGTGCGCGTACAGGGTATTGCCGCTTTGTATGGTTCGCCAGACTGCGTTCTTTTGGTGCGGCTCCGGTTCGCCGGAGCGCAGCCAGGACTTATTCAGGCCTGGAAAGGTCAGGTGCGAGCCATCGTGCTCGCGTAACCGGAGATTGTTGAGCTCCTCGTTGTACTTGGTTTCGAGGCGTTGAGCCCGACTGTCGTCGGACCAGACCCACTTCTGAAACTCGTCTTTGAGCTTGGTCTGCTTCTCGACCGCTTTGATCGTCTCATCTGCGTTTTTGACGGAGTACTCGTTCCCGTCCATATCAGTGAACGTGTCGCGGGCAACCGGGGATTTGCCGTTGAGCGCCATCTGGAACAACTGCATTCCGTTGAAATACGCCGTGCCAAATTCGGTCGTATTCGCGGCGCCGTGGTCGAAGAAGTTGGGCGACTCATTCGCCACAAACGCGCCGGTTTGCGGAACATATATGACGTTCCGCGAGTGCGGATCGTTGGGACTTCCAAGTGCGCGCTCGACCTTAAGAACTTCGCCGGCGAACCGTGAGTAGTCCGTATCGGGAATCCAGGTTGCACCGAGGCCAGCCTTGATCGTGGGACCCGAACCCGAAGCGCTGACCGGTGAAGGCTTCCAAGTTGGAAGGACCTTTTCGAGCGCTTCCACGTTGACCTGAAACTGGGGTTTCTTTTTAGCAATAAACTGCGCGTCTTTGAGTTTCTGGCGCACGTTGCCGGAAAGGTATTCGTCTTCGGTTTCCCAACGGTTCGAGGTGGGATTGCGGAATATCCTGCCGATGAGTTCCTTCTGGAGCGTCTTCGGATCGCGCCCGGTGAGTTCCTGCATCCGGTCCCAATCCATGCGGCCCAGCTCGTTGAGAGAAACCGCCAGTGCTTCAGCCGCGGTTTCCACATGCTCAATGCGCTCGGGCTTTTGGATCGTCCGCACGCGGAAGATGGCGCGCTTCTTGGCGATGACATACTGCTGCTTGCCGTGCGTGAGAACAACGTCATTCCCTTTGACAGACCACGTGCCCTTGGTCTTGGCGTCTTTCGGTGTGTTTTTGAGGTAGGCCTCCCGGTCGTAGTCCTCGAGCGAGCCACTCAGCGGCGCCCAGTCGGGATCATCGGCAAACACCTGCGCGTTGCCCATCTGGTTGACGGGTCCGTGCTGCTTTATGAACTTGTCGTACTCTTTGTTCAGCGCTTCGCGAGCCGCGAGGATCTGTTCCTCGGGCTCGTCGAGCCGTTGCGTCCGGATGACCTCACGCATGGCACCGCGCAACGCGATGAGTGATTTCATCCGCTCGAGTTTCTTACCCGACAGGGTGACGGGCTTGAATACACCGCCCTGACGCTGCACCACGGCACCGTTGACGATACCGTACTGCTGGTTTTTGATGTGTGCTGCTTCGGGATACTCCTCGACCATGGCACCCGGTGTGCCCGCTTCGCTCACATGCCAGGACGTGAGTGCGTTCGCTGGCAAAGTATTCAGCAGGTCGCGCAGCTTATCCATCGTGAACTCGCCGAACAGTTCAGGGTCGCCGCGGAACTTCATGCTGCCAGGGCGCATTTCGCCCATCATCATTTCGGGGTGAGCCTGAAAGTACTCATTCAGGTTCATCTTTGAGCCGTCTTCGAGCTGGAAGTTGGGCGATTGAATCCAGGCGTTATTGGTCAGCGGAATCTCGCCAGGGATGCGCTTCCGGAATGCCAGCAAATCGACGGTGACCGTAGTGCCGGCATTTTCGGAGAACGTCTCGCGCGGCAGGCGAATGGCGCCCAGCAACTCGGCCTGGTCATCCATCCATTTACGAAAAGCCGTGTTCTGACCGTCCATGGTGTAGCGCGAGGTGATGGCGAGCATCACACCGCCCGGCCGCAACTTTTCCATAGTCTTCGCGAAGAAGTAATTGTGAACGTTGGCGGTCAACGCGGGTTGCCGCTTGAAGGCGGGATCAACAACCGGGTGCCTAGCGAACGGGACATTGCCGATGGCGAAGTCAAACCAGTCATTCGGCAGATTGGTTTGCTGGTAGGGTTTGACGAGGATATTCGAGCCAGGAAACAGCGCTTTGGCCATAGCGCCGGTCAACAGATCAAGCTCGACGCCCGTGCGCGAGGTGCCGGCCATAAGATCCTCCGGCATCATCATGAAGAAGTTTCCGATACCCATACCGGGCTCGAGAATGGATGCGCCAGGCTTGAGTCCCAGGCGCTTAGCCGTATCCCACATGGCCGCCGCAATATCGCGCCGGGTGTAGTGCGCGTTTTGTGTGGATTCTTCGGCGGTGTCTCTCTCTTCCTTCGTCAGGAGGTCGTTCAATTCTTCGCGCAGGCCTGCCCACTCGGACTTGTAGCCGGTGAACAGGCCTTGTGCGATTTCGGACATGCCCCAACCGACGAATGCCGCGATCTTCTGTTGTTCTTCGAGTGTCGCTGCGCGGTTACCTTCCGCGATGATCTGCTTGATGATGCGGATGGCCTCGATGTTGGCGCGTGCGCGTGTCTTGGCGCCGCGCGTTTCGATGGCCGCAGCTTCTTCGGGAGTTAGTCGGAAGTCTCCAGAGAGGTTGCTGGTTGGAGTTGGCTCGGATTGAACGTCAAGCTGGGTTGATCCTCCTCGCTCGGAAGGAGATACCACTCCCGGTACGCGATCTCCTGCGCCCGGTCGTACGGCATCTTCGCCTTCCCGAACCGGAGCTCCTGCATCAGATCCAGCGTGTTCACCGCTGCCGCCCACACTGACTGGTAGAGCCTGTTCATCCTCTCCAGGTCGGCGCACATCTTCGGACGGAACTCCTTCCAGTGAGCCAGGACTTTCATCGCGAACCCGCTCGTCTCGACTTCCTCCTTCGCTTTCTCCTCGGGGTCCATGAGGCTCTATTGTCTCAGGTTTCCCTATGGGTTGCGGAGCGGCCAAGTCCTGTGCCGGCGCGGGTGCTTTCTCGAGGCTGACGAGACCTTGTTCCTTGTCCCAGCGGTAGTTGGGCGTTTCATCCGACTCGACCACGCGGTAGGCGTCCGCCATCATCCAGTTCTGGAATTTGGAAACGCCGGCGGACTCCGCCTCCTCACGTGTGGCGAATGCGACTTGGTTTGGATGCCATTTGTCACCTTCTCCCTGGATTTTGAGTTCGTATTTGTAACTCTTGGTGGGAGCTGCCGTCGGCTTCCCCACCTCTGCCGGTGCGGCCAGGTCGGCCTCTTCCCGCGACACTCTTTCGAGACCGGGCTGTCCGGCGAATACCGTGAGCGAACCTTCGTGAGTGACGGGATCTTGTAGCCGGATCTTGTCACCGCCGCCGCGGTAGCCAACCTCGTAGATCTTACCCTGGTAACGAACGAGGTCACCGATCTTTAGATCTTTCGTCGTGGATGCTGCCGCGGGCGCCGCAATCGGCTGTGGCCGCGCCCCGTCAGGCAGACCGAGGAGGTCACGGACCTTGGCCCGGACCTCCGGAAGTTTAGTGCCGTAGACGCTCCGTGCGCCGTTTTCGAGAACGAACGAGTACTTGCCGGTCTTGGTGCTTTTCTCGATGGTGACTTCTTTGCCGGTCCTCGGGTTGACAAACTTCTCCTGGGACTCCCATTCGCTGCTCGGTTCTGCTGCTTCCTCGGTGGGCTTCTCGATGGCTTCCGGTTCTCCGATCTGTTTCGGTGGCGCCAGGTCCGGTTCGGCTTTGATGTCGACAACGGCTGGCGCATGCGTCGAGACCATCTCCCACGGCGCAGTAACAGATACGGACGATCCAAGCTGAGCGGCAACGTCCGACTCCAGGACTTCCTTAATTGGGGCGTGGCCCGGGAGGCTCGCCGGGTCCAACTTCACCTCTACGGTTTTGTCCCAGTCCTGGAAATCCCTAATAGTCCCTTTGAGCGGTCTACCGGAACCAACTTCGACATAGACCGTATCGCCGATCGCGACGGAGTCGCGGAACTCATTCCAGGTCTTAAATTGTTCCGGGTGGAGACCCTCGCGCGGATGGTCATCATCTTCTAAATAGACCGTCTTCCACTTCACCTGCTCTGCAATTTCGTCCGCTTCGCTATGGCTACCGAGCGTTTTGCGCGCTTGATCGAGTATGTAATCAAACTCCTCGCCTAATCTCTCGATCTCGCCTCGAACGCGCGACTGTTCTTCGTGGTAGTCTTCTCTCTCTGGGTCGAGGCCTTCCAGGTACGCCTCAGCCCGAACTTTGCTACTCCACGGTTTCCAGAGTTCATCGAAGATGCGCTTGTGCAGTTCATCGTCTGCCGTCTGGAGCTCTGCCTCTTTTTCGATGGGTGCTGGCGCTTCGATCTTTTCGGGTTCTCGCTCGGTGGGCGCTGCCTGCGTTTGCTCTGGCGCTTTCCCGATCGGCTTGGGTGCTTCGAGCTTTTCCGGCTCACGCTCAGCAGGCTCCTTCTGCGTTTTCAGTTCACGCCGGGGATACTGCGGCGCGTTGCCTTCCATGAGCGCGTCCAGAATCTTCTGCGCTGCGGTGTAGGTAGGTTCGGTGTAGGGATCGTAGCCGCGGGGCCCGGTCTTGCGGCGGAGCTGAATGGATGGATTATCAGGGGTGCCAGCCAGTATGGCGTCCACCTCTTCCCAGTGGTCCTCGGGCTCGTGGGTGACGTGCTGGGCGACATGCTTTAGAATTGCGTTCGCTATCCGCCCGACGTTGTAGATCGTGTCCGTGCCCTTCGTTATGCGAAGTCCAGGAATCCGGTCCGTCTGGGTAATCTCGGTCACTAGAGCACGCCGCTGCGCCTCGTCGGGGACTACGGGCGCGAGCCGCTGGTCAATGGCGCGGTCGAACTCCTCATCCTCGTGTTTCTGAATCGCATCGCGCTCATCGTAGAGATCGGCCAAGTCCGCCGGCATCACGTCGGCCTGGCCGCTACGCACCATATCATGCCGAGTGTCGTGCATGATGCTGTCTCCATCGAGATCACGCGGATGGAAGAGCAGCTTACGCGGGTTGCTCGGGTCGAAGAGTTCGTCCTCGCGTTTGTCGATGGCGTCCTGAACTTCCTGGTAGCTCCGTCGCGGTGCCGCAGCGCCAGGTTGCTCCGGTTCCTTCTCGATCGGGGTTGGTGCTTGGATCTTCTCAGGTGCTGCTTGCTCTGGTCGTGTTACAGCGACTGGCTCACCCGGTGAGCCACTGACTGTGGTAGGCGGTGCGGCATCGATCACGCTGGCCAAGTCAGTCTGCGGTGCAGGTACGTATCGCGCAACGAAGTCCCGCATGGCCTTTTGAAAATTCTGGTCACGTGGGATCTGCGCATATTCCTGTGCGAAGACCCTGAAGTCTTCGGGCGTTTGGAGTCCACCTCGGTCGCGAACAAGCTTTGCCGCTTGCAGAAGAGCACTGGGCGCGCCACTTTCGGTGACGTCACCGGCCTGCACCTTTCCCCAGAGCATGTCGTACATGTTCCCGGTGATCGCGGCGGCCATGTCACCGCCAGCCTGATCGAGTCCGGTTTGACTGGGAAGCGGAGGCGCGGGGGGTGGCGTAGGCTGTCCCTGCCGCTCTCCGATGACCTGTTCCGCAGGCTTGATTGATACTGTGCCACCAGGAGGAGTTACCTGCTGTGTTGCTTCGATCGTTGCGGGCAGGCTCGCTTCGTCGGTCGCGGTGGACTGGACCTCTGTTCCATCGGCAGCCTGAGCGGTAACCGCGGGAGCATCAGGCGGTAACTGTGATTTGTCCACGGCTCCCATGCCCATCGCGGAAGAGCCGAGAATTTCATGCAGCGTGTTGTTCTTGGCGGCTTTCTTGATGTCGGCGCGCTTGATAAGGTCGGGCCGGAATGCGTAGGTATTCCCAAAGGCATCGCTGGTGATTGCGGTTCCTGGAGGATACGCCGCCGGCGCGGGTGTCCCTTTGGGGAACATGACTACTTTGCGCTGACCTGCTCCGAGCTGCTGGAGTTGCAGGTTGATCGTCTCGGGGGATTCGGGAGCCGTTGGCACGGCGGCGGTTGGCGCGTTCGGCGTGGCGGGGGAAACGCGCTCCACGTCGGCTGGCTTAGGTGGCGCAGGTGGCTCAGCGGGTGAGCCAGTAGGTTGCGCCTGCTGTACGGCGGCTGGCTGTGTCTCTGCAGTCGGGGGTGTCTCCGGCAGAGGTGCCTTGGGCTGAGCGCCGTTACTATGAAGCCAGTTCTGGACGTCACGTCCCCATCCTGAGTACAGCGTCTTGCCGGTATTCTCATCGACGACGCGAAAGGCTGGGCGTCCGGCAGTCAGTTGGCTACCGCCAACACCATTTAGCTCCACGCGGGCATCGACAGGAACGGTTCCCTGGCTCGTGACGAGGTTTAGCTTGATGGGTATCGGCTTTGGAAATAGAGACTCTGCCAGGTCGCGGCCGTTCTGAACGCGCTCGCGCAAATCGCCGATTCTCTGCCAACTTTCGGCAGATTCGGCAGCAGTTCTCGCCCGTGTCGATAAAAACGAGTCGAGACCGCGCGCACCAAGAGCTGTGTACGGAATCAAGCCCGCCACATCGCTGGCGAGAGCAGCGTATTCCGGACGCACACCGAGAGCCTTTAGCCCGTATTCAGTGCCTTGCTGCGCAAGCAGGGAGGTGCCAATCGCAAGAGCACCGGCTACAGGCGCTTCGGCGAGTGTAAGGGGGAGCGCAACCGGCGCGGCGACCGCCATACCTCCTCGCACCACGTTCGAGGCTCCTCCGGCAATGTTCGGGTTCATGGGCGGCGCTGGCAGCGGTACGCCATAGGTGCCCATAATTGCCGGCTCACCGTTCGGCCCTGTTGCAATGGGCTCCTTAAGCCCCTGCGCTACTTGGTGCGCACCTTGAATGATGCTCGGCACACCCGGATATTGCTTCCAATCCTGGGGGCGCGGCATAGGTAACGGGACACCAGCCATACCCGCCACCGGAAGCTCGGTGGACGCATCCGCAGGCACAGGAGGGCCAGCCAATGCCGATGGTATTGGTACAGGCGCAAGCGGCATGTGCAGCGGATTGCTGCCGGGCACTGGTGTGGGCGGTGCCAGATCACCACTGGCCTGCTTGGGTGCATCTGGAACGTCATCCAGCATCTGATCGAGCGGATCCCGTCGAGCAGCGGCGGCTGGCGGTGCTGCGTTGATTACGTCATCCAGCAGGTCGGTCGGCATATCAGGGGATCAGTTTGCGTTCGCGTGCGATACGGACGGCCGCATCCGGGTCTTTGTGTTTTGCGACGGCGGCGGCTCGAACCTGCGCTTCCGTGTAGGACGGTGCGGCGGATTTGCCTGGTGCTGCTTGGGATGCTGGTGCTGCCCGGGGTGCTGGTGCTGCTGGAGCGGTGGTTGGTGGTTGAGTGGTGCCGCCGCCGCGGGGCACAGCTTGGAGCGTATCTGGGTTGACGTCGTAGCCTGGAGCCGCGCCTCCCCGGTTGCGGATACTCGCTGCGTACTGGTTCTGCATTGTCTGTAGCCGCGGGGCATATCTCCGGTTGATCGCTTTCAGTTTCTCGGCGTTTGTCGGATCAGCCCATAGCTCGCCTTCTGTGCTCACGCCGGCGGCCGTCAGGAGTTTCGCCACATCCGCATGACGATCCTGGAGAATGGTCTGTTCCTGCGCCGCTTTGGTGCTTTCGATCCTGTCGGAAGCTCTGTTTTGCTGCTCCTCGAGACGCGCTAGTTTCAGCTCGTCGGCGATCGATGTGTCTTTGTCCGGTTTCGGGTTGCTGGCGATTTCCTTGTGATCTGGGCCAATCAGGATAGCGCCAGGGGGGAGGATCGTGGGTTTGTCCGCTGGACTCAGCGTTGAGCCGTAACCAGCCAGGTTCCCGTTGTAGGCGTAGTATCGAGCCTCATCATCTGGCGATCCGAGCGCTTTAGCGGTCCTATAACGATCATCCGCAGTGGGTGGCGGCGTACTTCGTTCGCCGGTGATGGTGTTGTAGAGAATTCCGGTCTTCTCATCAATCTTCCACTGGTTCCGCTCCAATTGAGTACGGCTTTCCCAGTAATCGCCGTGCTTCCTCATCATCTCGGTCTGCGCCTGCAGTTGCTGGTTCTTCCACCACGCCTCCTGCTTGGCACCTTCGACTTGCGCCTGCTGCTCGAGCGGGGTCACGCGGCTTTGCCACTCAGCGAGTTTTTGGCTGTAGCCGGGAGCGAGGATGTTCTGGCGCAGTTGGCCGATATCGATGGGATTGCGCGTGCGGCTGGCAGCATTCGACCAGCCAGCACCGAAGCCTGCAGCGGCACCGAGCGCATTCTGCCACCATTTGGGTTGCGGCAGTTGCGGGCGCTGGCCGTAGACTTCTTTCAGTCGGCTCAAGTCGTCCTGGTAACCCCGACCAGGACCAGGAGGGGGTCCGTCGATCATCCCTGGAGGCTCGACGGGAGCCGTGGGGGCGGGGCTGGCAGCGGAGGCTCCCTGCGAGGCACCCAAGGGAATGGCGGTCGGGGATTGATCGGCTAAGTCCGCCAGGCTAAGCGGACCAGTCGATGGGCCGGCGTTGGAAGGGTCGAAGTCGGCGACGGTAAGGGGTCCTTGCGGTCGCACCTGCGGCGGACGATTCAGCCACGGCGATAGCGGCCCAATCGTCGGGTCGGTTTCATCGTCGCCGAGGTAAGGAGGAGGCGCAACGTTGAATGTGCTCATGGTTCTCCGTTCAGAGACGGGCGCCGTAAGGCAGGCGTGTTGTGCGAGCGGCCGGCAAGTGGGCGAAGCTGGGTCTTACCTTGGCGCCGGCGCGATACGACAAGGGGACGACGGCTTCGTTCTTGCTAAGGTTGACGCGCGTAGGCGAGGTAAAGACGCCATTGGTGCCTTGCGGGACTTGCGGTGCTTGCGGTGCTTGCGGGGCAATGCCGCCATCGGCCAGGAAGAGGCCGGCTACCCTCCCGATACCCTGACCAAAGCTTTGAATGTCTTTGCTCGGGCTCGATCCGGCACCGCCGAACCCAGGAGCGGCCGTCCCGCTGGGAGACGGCGAAGACGATGGCGCTTGTGGATGGAGGAGGTTGTTCTTGAGATTGGTGCCCAATTGTTTCCAGAACGGCTGTTTCGCCGGCGCTTGAAAAGTTACGGACCCGTCCGGGTTATTGGTCGTAGTCCCGCCAACGGGTGGGACCGGGGCAGGCACGGGATTATTGACGCTGTCAAGGTAATCGGGAGTATTGGGAAGTGTGGCGAGCGAAGTAGTTGCGATACCGCCATGGGACATGCCGGCGCCAGTCAGATTGACAATTTTCTCCGGACCGTTCTCACCAACAACGGCGGGTGTCGTGCCGGTCGTTACGTCGCCTTCATCCAACGTTTTGAGTGTGTTTAAGGAAGACGGCAGGAAGGAGAGCGCAGATCCGACTCCGCCCATCACTTGGTCGAAGGTGCTGGGCGTTTGACTGGCGGTGAGTCCCAGTTTGGATGCGTCCTCCTGCCGGCTGGCGGCATTTTGCGCATTAGCGTTCTGCTGCTGCTGCAGCGAGTTGTAGTAACTGAGTCCTTGATTCTGCTGGCCGATTCGGGCCTGGCCGATATCTTCCGCGCGCTGTGCGGCGGTATTCGAAGCAGCGACGCGAGCGCCGGTCATGGCGCTGCCTGCTTGCTGCCCGGCCTGCTGAGCGGCGCGGGCGCGGTAGGCTGCCATAGCGGTTGGACTGCCTCCGGCTGCCGCCGCCGCACGATCCGCCGCACCGACCCCCGCCTGGGTGGCCGTTCCGGCAGAGAGACCGGCCTGGGTGACCATTTGCGCCTGTTGCTGCGGCGTCATCTGGATTTGCGAGAGCTCGCTCGCGTTGTAGCCGCCTTGCCCCTGCGCTAACGGACTCTCGATGTTGCCGAGGTAGTCCTGCGTGTTCTGTGCCTGCTGCATGCCTTGGGCATACTGTGAGGCGTTCTGCTGGCGCTGTTGCGCGGCAATCTTACGCGGATCGGACGTCGAGTAGTCCAGGTTGCTCCCATACGGATTCGTTCCGTAGGAATTGTTGCCGGACGGATTCGAGCCGTAGGGATTGCCACCGTACGTTGTGCTTGCCATTGATCTTCCCTTTCTTTTAAGCGCAGCGATAGAAGCCGGACACGTAACCAGTAATTGCGCCCAGAGGATACGTCGGCAGAGGCGCTCCGCAGAGCGCGAGGTTCATTTGAGTCGCATTTAGACTATTGAGGAAACAGAATCCGGCCGCATAGCTGGCGCCATTACCCAGTTCTGGTTGGTACATTCCCTGTACAGGCGTGCCGGCCGCGATTCCGGCCACCGCGACCGGGAGTGTCACGAGCACGCTCGTCGAGGCGGTGCCACCGAGCGTCCCGCTAAACCCCAGATGGAACATAACAAACGGCCCGACGCGGAGATAGACAGCATAGATGACGGTCACACCCGTAATCGTCATGGAGCCGATGCCGGTGAAAGTGGGTGTCCAGGTCTGCCAGTTCGAGCCGAAGATGATGTTTGCTGGTGTGGTGAATGTGGCGGAGCCGGAGAAATTTAGAGCTCCGGCAAAGCTGGCGCTGCCATTGATCGTTTGGCCGTTGAGATTCGCCGCGGAACCCAGAGTTACCCCGCCATTGAGTCCGACCGGCCCGGAGAAGGCAACGGATGCTAGAACATCCAGCGCTGGTGATGCCGCACCGGTGCTGAGCGTGAGCACGGAACCCCAACTATCCGTTCCACCGCTCGAGTTGCGTGCGTTTGACTGCAGGAGTAACAGATCGGCCGTCTGCGACGCGCCGGCCGACGCCTTCAGTTGCCATTCCTGCCAGGTTGCATTTCCTGTGTGGAACCCGATGGACAGAAGGTCAGTCGCGCCAAACCCCGCAGCGCTGACAAAGCCCTGCCAAGACTGGATGGCAGAGGAGAGCGCGTTGAACTGGCTCGCGAGGACACTCTGTCCGGCTGTGACGCTAGGCCAAGCCATTGTTTTTCTTGCGCACCTCCGCTTTGAAATCCGAGTCGGGCGGCAGCAATTGCGGTATGTCCGCACGCTCGATTCCAGATCCATCCGCCTTCATGCGCCACTGGCCTTGCAGGTCCTGCTGCGTGACGATCATCTGAATGCCGTTCACCACACTCGTGTTGAACTGCTGTTGCAGTCTGTCGAAGAACAGCCGCTCGCGATCGGTGAAGTTGTAATCCGTTTGCATAAAGCTCATCCCCACACCGTCGGGCCGGGAGGACCCTGCGGGCCGACCAGTGACACGCCGGTCGGCGGCCACACACCGCCTGCCTTTGGACCGTAAATTTTATCGGCGCTGGTATCGATATAGAAGTCTCCGTCGCCTCCCAATGCCGAAGGTGGCGAACCGGAGCCGTTGTAAAGGCTATTTGCAGTGGGAACCGAGACGTACGGCTGGGTGTGCGCAATCGAAGTATGCAGTTGATTGAGGTTGTTCGATAGCGACTCGATATCACGAGCGAGATCCTGCGAGAAGGGCAGTCCGGCTCGCCGGATGCTCGCTGGTGAGACCACGCTCGATGGAACTGGCGCTCCCTTCTTGATCGGTGTAGGGATTCGAACCGTCGATATGGATGGCATGGTTTACCTCCTATCGGTTGAAGAGATCCTGTTTGGCATACCCGACCACTTCGCTCAACTCCCACCAGGCATCGACAGCATTGGTTTCGACGCGTACTGTGTAGTTTTCGACGTGCGTCAAATCGAATTTCTGCTGGTACATGATGCCCGGTTCAGCGGCGAGAGTTGCGGGAACACCACTGGCGGTTAGCAGTTGCGGAGTAACGCTCTGCACTTTGTCGGGCCCGTAGACGGTCGTGAGCAGCGAGCCATTGCCACGAATCCAGAGGTCTAAGGCGCCGACACGGATCATGCGGGAGTTGAAGTCGCTCACTCCGCGGACGAGACCGCTCTCCCAGAAACTGTCGATCGCTAAGCCCTGATCGTTGTGCGTGGTAGGGTCCAAGTGGGCGATTTTTCCAGCCGCACTGGGACCAATCCACAGGTTACTCATGTCTTCCCCGGTAGCTGTTTCCTTGACTATGCCGATGGAAGAAAACGGCTGAGCGTAGATATCAAGACTGATGTCGACCTGATCGAACTCGAGACCGTTGGTGTAGTCAAGGCAAAACTGGTGTGTCGGCTGGGTGGCTTTATCGAGCGGGACGGCGGCATAGAACCGCCTATTCACAACGTCATCCGCGGTCTCGATGGTGTAGGCAGCGGTCCAGTTCACTCTTTCCCATTGATCGGAGACTAAGTAGGTGGCGGGCCGGTCGCCGTAGTTGCCGTCAAACACATAGATGCCCGCTTCGGTGACAATCCAGGCATAGCCGCCGCGCGTGCGGAAACAAACGCAGGATGGGAAAGGCGCACCGAGGGAGTCCGAGATCTTGACGGGCTGCGCCCAAGTGGCCGGAACGTCACCGTTATCGGTAACACGGGACGTCCAGCGGTCGCCTGTCAGATAAAGGTCTGTGGTTCCGGCCAAGGGAAAAGCGTAACCGAGTTTGCGCTTGTTGGGAGTCGTGACAGAGTGCTGGTCAAGCGTTACCTGTTGCGGTGCGTTGACTTCCGAGACGTAGAGCGTAGTTCCGACGCCGTAGAACATGCGCTGGCCGTACACGCCAACGAAATTCGGGCTGAACGGTCCATTGCCGTTTATGTCCTGCGCCAGATATCTAAAGTAATCTTGTGCCGAGTCGGCGCTCGCTGCCAGATCTCCGTCGGAAATATTCGCTACGAAATTCAAGGTGACAGCGGAGTTGTTCGGTACAGGAAGCGCTCCGATCGATCCGCTAATCTGATCAGTCGGCACGAAATACCAGTTATTCGGACTGTCGGCGAGCGTCATGATCAGGAACAGTTGCGAATTCCCGCCGCCGTCTGGACAGGCGGGCCAGGGTACGGATACGTTAATCTGCCGATTGTCGGCGGTAAGCATGACCGATATCGTTCCTTGAGAGGAATTCACGGCTGCAGGCGGTCCGGAGAAGCCGTTTCTGTTCTGGTACACGAACCCAACAAAATGAGTTCCCAGTGTGCAGTAGCCAGTTCCAGCGTCGCTGGCAGATGCGCCAGCAGGATAGATCGTTGTGCGGAACGCGATATCGACGTTGGTTCCATCAAAAATCCGCACTTGAAATTGGCCGAGGCCTGTGTTGTCGTAGGCGCAGACGTATGTCCACACATCCAGATCGGCAAAGCTCGGCCGGATGCCGGTCGATCCCGGAAGTAATGTGGTTATGCTTTGCGCCGCTTGGTCATAGCAGTCGATCGACGCGCCGTCTTGATACAGCACCAAATTGCGTTCGGCGGTTGGCGGCCGGTTGACAAAAAAGCTCACTTGCGTGCTGACGGTGTTGCCGGCGCTGTCTGTCACGGTTACGTCAAGCAGATGGCCACCTGTTGGATAAGCAGAAAGGTCGATCAAATCGTTCCAGCCAAGGTTCGGTGAGCCAGCTTGTCCGGGATGCTGCGCAGCGACGTCCGGGCGTGGAAAGCCGTAGGTGGCGTTGCCGATGGGAATGCCGTCAATAGAGAGTGCGACCTGCGTGACCGTATTGACTGAACCGGCGATGGCCCAGCCAGCGAAGTTGGTAGGCTGCGCGGAGAACACGAAGGACTGTATATGCGGGTTATCGACGGTTTGGATCAGGGAGCCGTTAGCCACATTGACTTGCCCGCTGAACTGCGCGACCAGCGTTTCTGTGCCGGGCTGAATCCAGTTGAAAAGGCCTGTCACGGGACCAGCAACGGCGATGTTGAGTGCCGAGCTGCCTGACCGGCTGCCGACGATCCCTGGAGCAACGCGCGCATTCTGCATGAACGACGCGCGCTCCGGGTTTCCTTTGCGCTTTTGTGCAGTAGAAGACCACATGCCCCGTGGTCCTACAACTTCTTTACCCGGCGCGAAAGAACGTACGGACATGGCTCCTTTTAAACGGTGATGATCGAGTAGGTTACGAAGACTTTGGCCGTCCCTGTTCCCGTCGTTAATGCAGCATTGGCAAACAGTTGTACGGCCGTATTGGCAAGCACTGGAGCAGCAGTGCTGCCGACGACATGCTGGCCGCCAACGGCTAGGAGCGTCGTGGCTGCAGCGGCTGTCGTGAATACGGTGGCCGGTATGACCGCGCTGATCGCTGTGCCAGTCACGCCTGCATAAACCGCGTTGACCCCGCCGGTGCCGCCGGCGTAGGCTGTAGCGGTGCGATTCATCTCGAACACCATAGATTCCAGGAAGACCGCGAATCCGGCGCCAGGAGCTGGGATAAGCGTTGCCGGTGTCGCGTTAAGCGCGAGAAGTTGAGCCGAAGTTAGAGGGATTCCGACCTGGAGCGGATAGGTCACCTGATCGGAGCCGTCCGAACCGACTAGCCCCACGGTTGCACTTGCGGCATTGTTTCCCGAGAGGAGGTATTCTCCGCTGAGGACGTTCGGGTATTGAGCGCGGCTGCTCACGTCTGCACCGAACCACAGTTTGTCCATGGTGCGCTTGAGCGACGCCATGAAATTTCTATCGCCTTTTGGTGTATAAGCCATCGTTGGTCTCCTTGTCCGCGAGGGGACCGGCTAGTTTACGTTCGTGCCGCCGCGCGCGATCAGGAGCAGTGCGGTGAAACTGTCAGTGTTAGCGCCGTCCGCCACTTCGCCCAAGGCGGCATGTGCGGTCGAGGCGGCGCCGATACCGTAGAGCCGGACCGTCGCCGGGAAGGTGGCAAGCACCTGCGGAGGCCTTACCGTGGCGCCGGGCAGCGTGGTGAAGGTGGGTGTTCCGAGAACCAGACCACCGGGTAGAAAGCCGTTCGTCGACAGACCGATCGGTAGTACCGCGACCACGTCCGCCGGGTTGATGGGTGCCGAGAACGGGGAACTCTGTTGCAGGACGCTGGTCAGGTCGATGGGCAGACCGCCCGAGGCGGTGGCGTATGACGCACTGTTACCACCGATCGTCACTAAAACCGCCGTGAGTTCGCCTAAGACGGCGATGCGGCCGAAGGTTGCTACTGTTTCTGTTGCAGCCATTGAAGGACTCCTTTTCCGTCAATCTGATGAACGCTTTCGTAAGTGCTGACTGGACAGGCAGCTACCTAGTAAAGTTATCAGTACGATAACACGGAAAAAGGGAGTCATGCCGGGTACACCCAAATGGTGATGACGTCGGACGCCTGCGGGATACTGCCCGATAGAAAGACAATCTGGTTGTTGGCTCGGACATAGTCGAGACCGCTCGTCTGCATCACGCCATTGCGGTAGACCGTGGCTTCGACTACCGAACCGTCGAAATAAAAGAGAGTATTCACCCCGTTCAGCGTGCCCAGGACGGAGCCATTGTTTGTGGAGTATTGGATAGGCGTGTCCACACCGACCGCCGGCTGGGCCATGCCCGACAGTACGTAAGCCCAAACGGTGATGACGTCGGACGGCTGCGGAATGCTGCCTGGCTGAAAGGTGAACTGGTTATTGATGCGCAGGTAGTCGAGACCGCTCGTCTGCATCACGCCATTGCGGTAAACCGTGGCTTCGACCACCGGAAATCTGACGTAAAAGACCGAGTTAGACCCATCCACGGTGCCGATGAGGGACCCGTCTTCGGTAGAGTATTGGACCGGTGCGCTCATACCTAGTGTTCCTCCGGTTGTGCCTTCCTGTGCTGCTACATAGGGCATGCCTCGGCGCCCCAGTGTCCGGCGGAACGCTGAGTACGGCTTGTGCGCGATTTGTACCTTTTGGCGGCTACGCACGCGCGGCTGGATAATCCGGAATAGCTCGCCGCCAATGGTGCCCTGGTCGTATTTGGGGCCAACCGCAAGACTCATGCAGCGCTGGGCGATCTCGTCATAGCCTTTGCGCTGGCCGGCCACGCCTACCGCATAGTTGGATAAGAAGGTCAGCGAACTGTCGACGGTAATCGTGGTGTTGTCGCTGATCGGTGCTTCGCCGCTGCTGTCGTATTTGATTTGCAGGTCGATATTACCGGTCGCTCCGACGAAATAGAAGGTGTCGTTGGAGTAGTTAAATTCGAGCAAGCGGTCCACCATGGGGCGCTGCGAAAGACGTTCGACGGAATCCAGGTCGCGGAACTTGTCAGTACTTCCCGAGAGCCGCTCCGACAGATAGATATAGTCGCCGAAATCGTTGATCCCCATTTGTGCCGCCGTAAGAGAGGTGGTTCCGGCGAGAACCGTATAGGTCACGATGAGTTCGATGCGCGGACACTGGTTGGTCAGGAAGGCGGTGAAGAGCGCGTCATAGGCTTCGCCAAACGCTTCCGCGAAGACGGCCTCGGTAAAGACGGAACCAGAGGGGTCATCCAGGAGATTCTGGAAGCGTTGCTTGACTTGGGCCCGGGTCGGGTACACGAGATCCTACGCGGCCGAGCGAGCCGCTTCTTTGGCGAGTTTGAGCGCGGTCTGCTTTTGCGCTTCGAGCAGAGCATAGCCCTCCACGTCCACGATTTCAGTGCATTTCGGGCACTTGATGGCTTTGGCGGGAATCACCTTAGTGCAGTACGGGCATGGCTTCACGTGCAGCGCGGCGTCTTCCTTGAGCCATTCGGCATCGAGTCCGTAGTGTTTGGCGGCCACGCGGGCATTGGCCGCGATGAACGGAATAAGGCGCGGGTCTTCCGCCATGCCGCTGGCCTGGATAAAGAGCATGTTGGCGTAGGCGCGATCGGCGGCGCGGGCGGCTACCAGGTCTTCTTCCCACATTGCGTTCTTCTCGGCGGGATCGGCAGCGCGCCAGAGAGCGACTCCATCGGCGTCGAGTTGCGGTGTTCCATCGGCGTTGAGCAGCGGCAACTGCTCGCGAACGGCCCAGATGCCAGGCCGGCATTGCGGCGTCATGCCAACGCCGTTCGAAGCCCACTCATTGACAACGCAACGAGCAATCACTTGGCCTAAGACGAGGTGCTGACGGCGGCTGCGCTTACCGTTCGATCCGAGCTGATACGGACCCTGCTCGATTTGGACCCGGTCGGTGATGGAGAGCGTGACCGGATCCGCGCCGAGCGGAACAGCGGGCAGTTGGTAGGGTCCGCCGTAGATACGCTCAGCGCGGACGGGTGCGAAATAAACTGAGGCAACTTGCGATGTCATGTAATTCCTCCGTAAGAAACGTGTCCGCCACGCGAACCGGGAGCGGGATTGGAGAACGCGGGATTAGAGTCCTGGACCTTGTCCACCCACTCGACGTAATCGCGCTCTTTGTCTTCGGCCATCTCGGCGTTCACCGCGGACAATTGCTGCTCGAATGACTGGCTCATCTGCTGGTCGAGCGCCCATATGTAGTTCTGAGTCAGGCGTTCGGTGGGAATCTGGCCGGGCGGCAGCGCCGTTTCGCAGTGCGCGTGGTGCATGCCGTTGAGCGGATAGGGGAAGCGATCACCGAACTGTTTACGCCATTCCTGCTCGCTCATGCCGGGTTTCTGCCACTGGGTGAGAACCCAGACTTTACCGAGACGCGACGCCCAGTAAGGAATGTCAGGCGCCCATCGCCAGGAGAACCGCGGCTCGGTGCCGGAGCGGACATAGCCGAGAGCATCGCCGAGTTTGCGGTTGAGTTGGTCGATGTGAGTCATTTGAAAAGTCGGGCGGCTTCCATCCACAAAAGCCGCCCGTGCCCACTTACTGATGAACGTTGCTTGAGTCTTCGCTTGGCTGAGAAGGCGCTGGCTCATGCTTGTTGGCGTCGGCAATCGATTTGTCGGCCCGTGCCATAGCCTCATGAATGTTCTTGGCGTCCGCAGGCGGAGGTTCTGGCGCGTTGGCGCGATTCAGCGCGTTTTGCGCGTTGACGGTGTCGGCGGAAGTGGTCTGGCGGAGCTGCGCATCTTCACTGGCCGAATGTTCGAGGGTGTTCCCGCCGGCGAGAGCCCGTTCATGCCGATGAAAGGCTCCCACGATGCCGTGGGTGAGGTACGTTTTGAGTCGCTCCGCCGGGGAGACGTGTTTCGCCACCTCGTCGATATCGACTCCCTTGCGCTGGCCGCTCAGGTGAGCCGCAATCTCGCTGTTTTTCTCATTGCGGTCGTGGTCGCTGAGGTTCTCCCAATTCGCCTGGGGCGCAGCGTTGGTGGTTTCCCCTAAAGCGTTCTGGGCTGCAAGAACTACTTTAGCTACTTGGCTGTTGTTCATATGATCGTCCTTTCTCCTGAATGGTTCTATTGCCTTCCTGAACGGTTTCCTATTGATAGAAAGTGCTCAGCGGCAGGTTGTAGATCAAGCCCTGCTCACCTGGATTGATGCAATACAGGTCATCGTCCTTGGTGAGTCCGAACCAGACGCCAGCGGCCGGGCCACCGGAAGCTCCCATGAGCTGAATGAAGCGTGCATCCTGGCCACTCTTGCCTGGCGTCTCGAAGAAGCCGGTAGGCGCTAAGCGGGCGCGGCCCCAATCGCCGGGTACGATGTAGGGAACCACGGTGGCGTCCTGGTGGATGTCGACGTAATGCGCCACGTCGCCCCACATGAAGAACTTCTTGCCTTTGAGTTTGGGCAAGCGGTCGTAGACATTGGCTTTATCCCCTTCGACGAGCGCCATCTGAATGGCGATCATCTGCGAGTAGGCGTAGGCGCGCTGGGCTGGGGCGGCGAGACCCATCAGGTTCGGCACTTCGCCGCGGTCCATCAGGATACGGTCGTAGAGCGCCATGACAGCCTCGACGGTAAGCCCGTTGGTGCCATCGACGGATTTCGCGACGATCTGGTTTTCTACCGAGCGGTCGATGCCAGCGGTGGTGCCGGAGGTAGCGCTCGAAACCCAATACTTCAGGCCGCGCGGACCAGCAGGATTCGCGCCGGAGACACCTTCAAAGCAGATCACGTCGCCAGCCGCGGCGCCGGGAACGATGCCCGAGAGAGCGAGCGTGCGGGCTTGGGTGTTGATCTGCGTGGCGAATAAGACGCCGGCGGATTTAAGAGTGGTCAGGGTTGAGTCGTAAACCGAGTAAAACTGACCGCGACGGAGCAACTGGGTTCCGAAAGCGTTGGTCATGGTGTAGACCGAGACGCCGGAAGAAGCCGAGTAGGCGTTGGAAGTGGCGAGCAAAGCGGTGCCGTTGCCGTGGATGACTTTATCCCAGAGCAGTTCGAATTCGCGGAACCCGTCCGCGATGCACTGCAGGAACGGATTCTGGATGGCTACCTTGCGGTTGGTGGTGGCTTTGATTTGCAGTTGGTCGAACTCGAAGTTCAAACGCATCGAGTAAAACGACTGCAACATCACGTCGCCGGTCGGAGACGAGCCGCGGCCCATGTCGCCTAACTGGTTATCGTAATGACCCATGCGGCCACCGAAGGTTTTCTTGAAGGGGACGCGGTAGTCACGTTCGCCGACGATTTCGACCTCGCCCTTGTTGATGAAGTCAGACAGCACCTTGAAATCCATTTCCATCCACGATGGGAATAGCTTGGTGCGGACTACTTCCGATTGCTGCCAGAGAGTATTGGAAGCCACTGCTTAAATCCTTTGCTGTGTGTGCGCCTATCCTCCGAGCAACTGGCGGGCTTGCTTCACTGCAATCGCCGGGTCGAAGACGCCGTCCTTCATTTGGACGAGGTTGTTCGGAGTCAGCGAGCGCGGAACGATGCCTGTCGAGCCGTTCGGAGCGGTGCGGTTCTGCGCAGATGTACGTCGCGCGTGTGTCTGGTCGGCCCGCTCTTTCAACCGGTTTGCAGCGAACTCGAGGATCGGTCTTTTGACCGCATCCACCGCGAGTTTGGCGCGATTCACGTAGGCCTGCTTAATCGCCTGGCCGAGTTCGTCGCGCTTCTGTGCAGAAGTGGCGCGCTGGGCCTGATCGTTCAGCAGTTTGATTCGTTGATTGAATCCCGCATCGGCGCGAATCGTTTCGGTGACCTTCCTGTGCAGGCGGTCGACGACCAGATCGTTGTAATCGTTGGGGAATGCTTTCCACTGGGACTCGACACTGGCAAGGGCGGGCTTGACAGCGTCATCGAGCACAGCGGATTTAACTGTCTGGGCAACTCCGGTAAACCAGGTATCAAACTGTGCAGCTTGATTGGTCGAGGATTTGCCATTCACAAGGGAGTGCAGACGAGCGTTTTCGGCCTGCAGGCGCGCTACGGGATCAGACCCGCGCGCCAGTCCCTGCATTTCGGCCTTTGCGTAAAACGGAATGCCCATGCGCTGCGCGATCGCGCGGACTTGGGCGATGTCGCTGACATCCTTGCCGACGTTCGCGAGCGCGCGGGCGAAGTGCTGGGCAGAGAGCCAGAGACTTTCGTCACCGCTCGAGGATGCCTCTTCGAACATTTCGCCGATCAGGTCGCGGGCGGCAGTCAGCCGCAACGTGGCGTAAGCGTCGGGAGATTTTTCGCGCAAGGTCGAGTAAAACGTCTGCGCCATGGGTACGGCGGGATCGACGCCGACTTCGCCTTGTTCGCGGGCACGCGCCATCTCGTCCAGAAAGTAATTGAGCACGGCGCCTTGCGCCTGCGGATCGCCGCTCGTCAAATCGTTGAAAAGCCGCTCCTGCGCCATGTAGGCGTCGTTGCGGAGCTGGAGCGCTTCGGCGGTGACTGGCTCGCCCAACATCTCAGATGCCTTTTGCACGATCTGGTGATTGCCGTGAAAGGTCTTGTATCTGTTCTCTTCGAGAAAATAGCCCGGTTTGCCGTTTCGATCCTTCCCTTTGACTACGCCTTCGGGAAGCTCTTCGGCTTGCGTCTGAGTGGTCGGCTGCGTCTCGTCGGCAGCCGGTTCCGTCTCACCTTCTGGCTGTTCCGTTTCTTCGGCGGCGGGTTCCGCTCCGGCATCTGATGTGTCCGTCTCACCCTCGAGGCTCTCCGGGGTCTCGAAAGTTTCGACGTCGGAAGAATCGGGCTCGGCCGCGGCAGTGCTGTCGCCAGCCGAGCCGCTAAAAAGATCCGCCGGGGCCATGGCGGCCAGGTCGGATCCAGACTCTACAACGGCAGTATCACTCATGGGAGGTGTGGCTAGTAATGTTACTAGCTAGCGTACACCAATACAAGAGTTTGTGGAAATGTTTCAGGCAGAGACGGTGCTCTGCGGAGGGGTTTTAGGAACGAACCACGCGCAGGCCCTTCTCCAGATCGGTCACCCGATCCTCGACCTTGCCAAGCCGCTCTTTCACGTCCTGGAAGCCGGTACGCATCTCGCTCCCGATGTCTTCCCTGAAGTCGTCGATGCGTTTATTAAGGGAGATCTCTAATCCGTCTATCCGTTTACTAAGGGAGGTTTTGAGATCCTCAACCCGCTTGCTGTCCCTCCAATTGCTCAACAGAATGGCCCCGATCAGCGGGATGGAGCCATAGAAGACCTGCAGTGCGGAATTGTCCGGAGCAATTGCCATACCTACATCATGGCGCATGGACACATTGTTGTCATGATGGGCAGGTACCAGCGTCCCAGTAGGTCATGTCATCGCTCACTGCATCCGATGGCGTTGCGCCTTGCTCATAGGCTTCCCGCCAGCAGCCTTGCCGGTAGTATTCATCTCCCGGATAATTGGGACCCTGGATGGCCTTGGCGACAAAGATCATGTCCTCCTGGAACTGTTCGAAGGTTTTTGTCTGCATCATAGGCTGGCGGAGCGCAGAGACCGCCAAACATCTGGGTGTTTAGCGTTCTTTCGCAGGTTGCAGGTCCTGCAGAGCAATTGCAGATTCTCAGGCCAATTGCTGCCGCCGAGCTTGAGTGGCATGATGTGGTCTACGTGAAACCGGTGTTTGCCGGCCTGTGGAAACTCCACGTTGCAGGCAGCGCACCGACCGTCCTGGGTTACGTACATCTCCTGAACGTCTTTTGTCGTGTGTCGGCCTTCGGCTCCACGGTGGCGTGCTCTTCGGTTTGCGTGATAGATGCGCTGCTTTTCAGAATTCTTGAGCCGAGACAGCCTCGCAATCTCGCGAACTAAATCTGGATTTTCCGCGCGCCACTTCTCGTTATACTGCCTTCTTTGCTCTTGATGCTCCGCTGTGTACTTGCGGGCGTACTCGAGCGCCCAGTCCCTATTTTGCAGATACCACTCGCGGCGGGAGGCGTCACGCCGATCACGGTTGTCTAGTTTCCACTGGCGTGCACGTGCCTGACACACTTCTTTGTTTGCGTGGTATCTCAGAAGCGGTGCTTTGTCTGCCTTGTAGCGAGCGCGATCAAACGCACGTAGCCTTTCAAGATTGGCTGCGCGATACTGCTTCAGATACTTACTGTTTTCCTCTGTAGTCCTCGCCATTCAGACTTCATTGAACAGGGACCGGCGGCGGTGGAGCAACGCCGTTTGGTAGGGGTGGTAGCGGACTAGCCTGGGACCCCTTAGCACCGCTAACTGGCGCGGGAGATGCCATGTCTGCCGGTCCAGGCGGTGGAGGTGCCGGTGCGCTTGGCGGAAGGTTTACCCCTGCCGCGGCTAGCACGGTTTGCAGGTCGTTCGGGAAGTCCTCAGCTTTGGCAGTCATCGCGAAGCTGCCTTTAATTGGCGGCGGAGGCGGCGGCGGCGGTGGCGGCGCGGCGAGCGCTTGCTGTGCCTGCCAAAACGCTTGTACGTTGGCAAAGCCGCCAGGGTTTGTGTTCTTGGCGTCGCGGCCGGTTTTCGAGATCATCCAGACGGAGCAGACGCTGGCAGCGATCCCGTGATTGTCGAACGGGTCCGGCTGGATGGAAGGCTGCGGCGGGCCGCTTGGCGCGGCGGGCGCTGAACCATCCGGGGCGGGCGGCGGTGGTGGCGGCTGGATTGGCTGCTCGTTGAGCAGTTGCTGAATGTCGGAGAGTGTCTTCTCTTTCTGGTCGCGCAGCGAGCTTTCGAAACCCGGCACCTGCATCAACTCGAAAACCTCTTCGATGTTCAGCGGATCGAGAATCGACAAAGCTTGCTGCACTTCCGGAGGCATCTCCTTCAGCATGGAGAACACAGCATCGCGACGATCCGCGAGCGTCATCGGGAAGTCGTCGTTGGCCTCGGCGTGCCAGCCGGATTCCTTCAGTTGCGCCATGTCGGCGACATCGGTCTCCATGCCATAGGCGCCTTTGCGCTGCGCGGTAACGGTGCCGGCTCCATACTTGGCGCGCAGCTTCACGAGCACCTCGGCAATTTCTTCGGACGCAAAGCGCATCTCGTCGGCTTGCGGCGCGAGCTGCATGAGTGCCTGGTCGCGGCGCTGCTTTGCTTCGCGGTACGTTTGCGTCGGCTGGCCGCCGCCTGAGAGTTCGGGGCGGATTCCGGTGATGTCCTGCATGAAGGACCGCGCGAGATTGAGCAGCGGCAACACCTGATCGCCGAGGCGGGCGGGTGGAATCTGATAGATGCGCTTGGTGATGTCTCCATCAACCGGCAGCGCCGTCAGGATGATCTCGGAGGGGACCGCCTCTTTGGTGTTCATGGCTTCGCGGTCGATCAACTGAGCATCCATGATGGTCTGGGTGATGGCGCGCAGCACGGTCTCGATCGCCATGCCGAATAGATCATCGAGAGCGCGTTGGATGGGTAGAGCGTCAGCCGCGATCGGCCGCTCCATGATTTTCTCGCCGCGGCCGACGCGGCAGATACTCCACTCCTCAGAGATCTGGCGGTTATCGATCTCGACGGTGATGCTACCGACACGCGCGATGTAGATACCGTCCGGGAACTGTGTCTGGAAAACCTGGCGGGCGTCGGCGGCAATGATCGCCTCGTACAGATGGGGTTTGAGCCAGTACTCGACGAAGCGCCACTGGTTCTGTTTCTTGGCGCGGCCGGTGCCGGAGGGATTCGCCACCGCGTCGCGGGCTTCCTGCGCAGTCGTGGAGGAGGCCGAATAGTCGTCGTCCGGTACATCGCTGTCGCGGTATTTCTCGAGCGGACCGGGCTGGCCGTTCTGGCCTTTGTAGTGTCCGAGCAGTTCCCACTTGGAGCGCATCACCTCGCAGCGCAGCCGGTCCACATCCTCGCGGGTTTTGGCGTGGTAGGGGATGCTGACCTCGAGAATGGAGTAGATGCGCATCTCCGCATCGCCGTTAGCGTAGGTTTCTTGTCCGACCGTGACCGGCATCGGCATACCATCCGGGCCCATTTGCACTTCGATCTTGGGCTCGACGGATTGGCCGTATTTTTTGGCGTCGGTGTTCCAGATGCCGCGGATGAAGACGGGACCGGTGACGTACTGATGGAAGGCCAGCGCTTTCCACTGGCGGTCTACTTTGTTCTTGGCCCACAGGTCGCGGATATTGACGTCGGCGTTCTGCGCGGCGGCAATGCTATCGGTTTCCTGCGGATGATCGGAAACAGCTTTCACGGCTGGGGCACTCTGGCCCATGACGGCCATGAATTTGTAGAGGTCGCCGCCGATCACGTTGAGCGGAGGACAGAGCTTGATGTCCGGGCCGGTTTCGTCCCCGCTCTGGATACCGTCGAACGGCAGGTAATCGGAGATCGAGCCATACGGACTCATGACCTCGCCGGGTACGTTGAAATGGTTGCCTTTAACGAACTGCCAGTTGAGGCGCGCCTGATTGACGAGGATCTGGCGCTCGAACTCGTACTCCGGCTCGAGCGAAGCCTTGATCATCTGCGTCAGCGCGCTATCGTACTGCTGGATGATCTGGTCGTTCGAGAGAGCTTCCGGAGCCGGCCCGACAATCTCCACTGTTTAGCCTTGACTCACGAGTGAAGTAAGAAACTCTTCGGTGCGCCGCGCGACGGCTTCGCTCGGCAGCATGCGCCCTTTTCGTCCGGCCGCTTCGCCCGCGCTCACCTGTTTCGGAACGGCGCTTGGCGGGAGGTGCGGCGCATCAGGATAGGGGACGCCGGCTCCCTGGCGCTGCCAACTTTGGTTGACGTGCATCTGGTAGGCGGAGCGTTCACCGCGCAAGCATTCCTGCGTCATCTCCCAAAGCTTGCAGCGCTCGTCACGCGCGGCGTCAAGCCGGTCTTGCAACAGAAGAACGTCGGTCGTTAGCCTGGCGTGATCCTCGCGCAACGCTTTCGCCTCCTGCTCGAGCGCACGGAAGGCGGGGAAGAGAAGCAGAAACTTACGAACCATATCCCCCGCGTGGCGGCATCGATCCCCCGCGTGGCGGCATCGATCCTCCGGCTGGCGCCAAACTGGTGCCGTCGTCGTCCTGGTCGGTGTCGCTCATGTCGCCCGTGTCCTGGTCTTGCGTGGCGCTGAAGGCGTTGCAACCGCCGGCGGCCTGGACAGGCATTTTGAGCACGGCGCAATCGCCGCTATCGCCGAAATACTGGCAGAGCTCGCAGCGCTGCTCGTCGTCGTGGTAGTTGACCGCTTCAGGCGCGATGGAAGGGGACGAGTCGATGTCTCCGTCCTGATCAGGGTCGAGATCGGGCGCGGCAGTCGGCGGTGGTGGTGTGGCTCGAGACCGCATGGGCGGCTTGGCCGGAGCGCCGAAATCAGACGGCGAGCCCAGGTCCGCTCCTGGTTTTGTTCTGCCAACGGCTATTTTGACGGCCAGACCGGGTTTTTGCGCCATGCTGCCTTTCCTAGTACTGTTACTAAGTAGAGAATACACCAAGATCAGACCCGATGAACTTCTACGTTGGCCTTCACATGCCGTCGCACGCCAAACACTTCGATCGTTGTTTCATCTCGGTGAATCGCCTCCGGCATCGGCGGGGAGCATTCCCGGCAACAAACTGGATCCTGGACAGCGGAGCTTTCACGACGATCGCACAGCACGGTGGGTACCCACATCCGCCCGATGAGTACGCCGATTTGATTGAGCGCTGGCGTCGCGTGGGAAACCTAAAAGCCGCGGTTGCGCAGGACTATATGTGCGAGTCCATGATGCTCAAACGTACAGGACTGACCGTGGCCGATCATCAGCGACTGACAATAGAGCGCTATGACGCACTGCTTGGTTGCGCCCCCCGCTGTTATGTGATGCCAGTGCTGCAAGGTTATGCTCCAGGCGATTACGCCGCGCACGTAAGGCAATACGGGAAGCGTTTGCGGCCGGGCGCGTGGGTCGGAGTGGGTAGTGTATGCAAGCGGAACGGCAAGCCGAGACTCGTTGAGGATGTGTTGCTGGCGGTAAAGGCGGAGCGACCGGACCTCCGGCTGCATGGATTCGGATTGAAAATTACCGCACTGCGTTCAGGAATTGTGCGGCATCTGCTGTCAACTGCCGATTCAATGGCTTGGTCGTTCAGCGCCCGCAAGCAGGGACGCAATGGAAACGACTGGCTCGAGGCACACCGATTCACGAACGACGTGGAAGGACAAAGCTTTCAGCGATCACTGATTGAGTCGCTCCTGGAGTCGCAGGAGGCGTGACGACCCGCTTTGTGGTTGGACGACCGGTTGCGCGAACGGCAACAAGATCTGCGGTTGCGGCTGTCGAGCCCGCCGCCAAAGAAACCAGAGAAGAAGAAGCCGCCCCGTAAGCGCAAGCGGCGTAAGCGTCGCAAGAAAGCCCCGAAAAAGCGCAAACTCAGAATTCCGCCGCTCTGTAGTCTGCATGGTCCGAAGCAACAGCGTCCATCCGGCGAATGGCGGTGCGTAAAATGCAATCGCCGTAACTGCCGCAACTACTACCGGCGCAAGCGACGCAGGCCGGAAGCGCTGCGCGAACAAACGAGCCTGGGTCTCGGGTCCACGCTGCATGGCTGTAACGGCTAATTCACCCGATGGCGCGAACTCGAGGCGCGCGGCAGGCTGAAGTTCTTGCCGCCGGGCTTGTGAAGCTTGTCGTATTTGGCGGCCTGCGCACGCGCGATCATGGAGAGCCGGGTCTGGTCGGTGAGTTCGGACCCGAAGGCGGCAACATGCTCTTCCTGCGCGATGTTGAGTCGCTCGCCGACGAAATACGATTTCGGGATCACGCCCTCTACTTCCTTGAACGACATGACCAGATGGCGCAAACTGTCGAGACCGTCATCTCCGCCAATGCCGTCGATCGCGTCCCACTTGCGCACGTCCTCCGAACGCGGCGGCTCATCGGTCATGGCTTCCGTCAGTCCGCGGATGGCCTCGGCGCAACGGCGCCAGAGCACCAGGCGTGGCAGGATTTCCGGGCCGATCGAGTGGGCGCGCGCCAGCTCCCGCTCATACGCTTCGACACCCGAGCGCTGGAAGGTCTGTTGCAGGCGCTGCTTCAGTTCGTCCTGCGTCTCCTGCATGATGGGACGGAAGCGCAGCAATTCGTGAAGATAACTCCAGCCGGCAATGCGGTCGGTGTTCGCCGGCTTCAGTGCGATCATCAGTTGCCCCTGCGCCATCTCCTGCTTGCGACGCTCGAACATCAGCATCGCCATCTTTGGATCTTTCGACATGGCCGCGCGCTCGTCGTCGTTGTAGCGCAGCAGAAACGCTCCATAGGGTCCGAGGACTTCTCTGATGCCGGAGGCGATCTGCTCGGCTTTGGTCTTACTCGCGTCGGTCTTCGAGAACGCATCGGGCGAGAGAGCGATGGTGATTTGTTTGTCCGGGAGCATCTCGAGATCCGGCAGCCACCATTTAGCGAGCATGACGCCCAGTTCGAATGAGCCTACCTGGCGCACGGCCAGCTCGTCATAGACGTGGATGCGCTTGTCGCGTTCGTGGCGGCAGGCTTTGTGGAAGACGGCTAAGTGCTCGAAGCCCCAGTCGCCGCCACCGAAGCGATACCACCACGGCTGCAGATTGCCGCCGTCGATGACGTGCCGGGCCCACGGGTATTTCCCCTGCTCGATATCCCCCAGCGGACCGTCGGGACGAAACTCGCTGAAATATTGCCCGCTGCCTGCTTCCCAGTCGCCTTCCATCCATTGCTTGCGCGTGACCTCGTCCTGCGCGAGCAGCATCCCTTCGTACTGCCGGTTATCGCGCAGGTAGGGATTGTCTTCGCGGCGCATGGGGATGAAGATGCGCGTCAGGCCGGAGATCGGGTCGCTCATGGGTTGGTTCCACGGGATCAGGGTGCCTTTGCCGTCATAGACCTTGACGAAACGCTTCTTCACCCAATCTTTACCAACGCCGTCCGGATTGGTGGTCGAGAGGATCTGGCAGCGCAGCGCGGGGAAACTCTTTTCTTTGTGGACTCGGATCTGTTTCTTGTTGCGCAGCGAGCCGAGCAGTTTCAGATACCAGCGTTCCTCGGGAATCTGGGTAAGCTCTTCAACGCCGATCTTGGTGAGGCCATGGCCGCGGTACTTCTCGTAGGCTTCTTTGTCGCCGAGGTGGTTGGTGTAGATCTTGGCGCCGGAGGCAAACTCGAAAACAACCGGATCATCCTTCGCTTTGACTCCGAAGGGACGAAAGAATTCTTTGCACTCGTCTACAAACTCCGCCATCGACTGATACTCTTTGCGGAGAATGAGTCCGCGGAAGCTCGGTTCGTTGAGGAACGAGTAGCGGGCCGGGTCGTCCACGGGCAGGGAAGTATCACCCATGGCGAACCAGGCGATGAGCGCGGCTGATTTGCTGCCACCGCGCCGGCCGCCGATCAGAATCTCATCGTAGGGGCAGAGCAGCGTCCAGGTTTGCGGACCGACGTTCGAGACCCAATGCTCGGCCTTGTCGCGCTTGAGGAATTTGATTTGGAAGTCCGGGTCGGGCATCACGCCCGTGAGCCAGCCGGGAATGGGCGGAGTGGGATAGTCCTGGACGCTCATCCACTTACTTGGGAGTTGCCGGGTGCATCGGCGCAATACAGACCCAGTCGCCCGTCTTGTTGCGATCGAGCGTGAATCCCTTGTCCGAGCACGCCTGCTTCATTTTTTGCACGAGTTGCTCGTAGTCCCGGCGCACCTGCTCGAGTTGCAACTGAAGCGAAAGGCTCTGCGTGACTTTCCTCTCCACCTGCAGCGCGAGCTCCGCAGGGATCACTGGCGCCGGCGCTTGCGCGTCCGCGGCCGAAAGTGACACTGGAACCAGCGCGGCCAGCGCGAGGACTATCTTTTTCATCTCAGTTGTGCGTCACGTTGCAGTCGTACTCGCCAAACCCCGCCGCGGCAGCCGTCGCCGCAATCGTGGTGACGGTCAATTGCGTGGCGGTCTTGTTTGATACCACGGGAATCGGCGCACCCGAGGCGATGACCACGCCTGTGCAGACTGGATGATACGCATTGTCTGCCATCGCTACCGGCATAGTGAAGGTGGTGCTGCATGTTGCCCCTGCGGTCGCAGCGGTGGTACAGGTTGCAACGGTCACCGTGCAATTTGTCCCGCAGACCGAAAAGTGCTCAAATCCGCCGCCGTTCGTGATCCCGGACAGAATCTGCGGCTGCTTGATCGAAGCGTTTTTGATGGCCGAATCATTGAAGGTGGCGTTACTGAAATCCAAGCCTACGTTGAACGGCCCAGGCTGCGCGGACTCAAAACTCAGGACAGTGGTTCCAGCATTGGCTGCGGTTGATCCGCCGGACTTCAACAAGAAAGCCGTGAAGTTATTGCCTGGGTTGCCTCCTGCACTGTAGACAAACCCCTTGCCGAATCCAATGCTGGCGAAGCCCCAGTCATGCTGCACGCTCTGCGCACCCCCGGAGTTGTCCACGTCCACCGCTTGCACACCCCGAAACAGCCCTTCTGCTGTTCGAGGCGCACTCGCAAACACGTCCGCCTCGATGCCGTTCATTCCGCCCGCGAAGCCGTGATCGTTCGTGGTGAACCAGCCGCCCCAGGTGCCCGCATTCACGGTATTCAGGTTCGCGAAGCCAGCGACGGCGATGCCGCCAACCGTGTTCGCGTTGCATGGAGTTCCGCCCGCGATACAGCCGCCGTTGGTCTGCGAGACACCCATAATCGACATTACGTTCGAGACCCCGCCGGCCTGCCCTGCGCTGTTATTGGTGGAGATCGAATAGGCTTTGATGCAGGCTGGTTGCGCACTGCCGTCGCCGAAGTTCTCGTTCGAGGACGATGATGCAGTGGTACCCACCATGCTGCAAAACATGCCCGGCACCTCGTTTCCTATCGGGTTCGCAAGCGTTCCGAGCGTGGCTTGAAACGGCGCCGGATAGGAGTTATTGTCAGCGTGCGGATACGTGAGGTTGGTGTAGCTCGCCGGCGTAAAAGGAATCCCGAAGAACTGCGGTGTGTTCCTGAGTTGGGTGTTGTAGTCGATCTTGGTTTGCGCGCCCATCGGCAATGCGGCCGAGATCAGTAACACCCATCGAAGCGAGCTTAGCCGCTTATTCCCCATAGTTTCTCCTTCGTTTCTGCGCGTTCACGGCGAAGCGGCTTTTGGCTCCGATCTTGCCCTTGGCGTGGTAGTGACTTCTCGCAAACTCCATCGCGCTCTGTCCGTGCTCCTTAGCGATGCGCGTCAGAGAACCTTCTTTGAAATCAGGACTCTTCGTTGTTTTCTGAATCCACTTGTCTTGCACTGCCATGGTTTAGATCCTGTTACGTCGATTGCCCATAGTATTTGCGCTTTCTCGGCACGGAGGGGGCTTGCGCCGGCAAGCCCTTCTCCTTCGTGGCGGCAAAGTCGTGCATACTTGCCATCGACATGCCGGTAGGGAACTTCCCTTCGGCCTTGGCCTGAGCTGGGTTGTGTTCGGCCCAGCCGAAGTATCTACGCTGGGCTTTTGAAACGGCCGGCACGTAGGCTCCTATTTCGTTACTGATGCCGTGGAAGTCGGAGTCGGTGCCGCATTCCCGGTGAGAGTGGCCGTCTCGGCGTCGACCGTGGCCTGGAGATTGTCAATCTGCGTCACCACTGCTTCGATGTCGGCATCGCTCGTGCCGCCCGTGGTGATGCCTGAGAGCTTGGTGGAGATCGCCGCCAGCTCATTACTCACGCTGGTCCCAAGATTGGCGACCGCGCCTTTCAAATCATCAATTGCTGCCATAATGTTTTGTTGCTCCTTTTGGATTTGGTCTAACTTCTGTTCCAACACGCGCTCCGTGCCGCACAGGTCACGGAGAAAACCACCGAGAGAGGTCAAGCGATCTGCCTCGCGTTCTGTCCGATCATGAGTGCCTCGCGAAATAACGCTTGCGTGTCCGTATTGCGTGTCGCGCTCACGTCGCGTCGCACACATTCGTCCGCGGCGCGGTTCCAGTCGCCTGCATGTACGGCCGCCACCAGCTCCGGAAACTCGTGAAATGAACCCAGGTTGAACACCATGTCCCAAAGCGCCAGTTCGGCCGGCTCCGGCAGGTCGGCTGAGCCAAAGGTGTGCTGCATGGTCGGCTCGAATCCCGTAAGATCGGTCTCGGCCAATGCGTCGATCGCGGCGTCGTCCATCTCGAGCGCGGGATACGGTTTGTTGTGCGCCCGGACGAATGCCCAGCCCGCCGCGATCTGCGACTTGGTGGCTGGTGTTCGAGTCTCCACCACGTAAAACGGCAGGAGCAAGGCAGACTGCACGTTCGAGAGCAAATGGCCGAGAGCTACCGTCACGTTCCGTTTGGAGTCGGGATACATGAACCGCGAGCGTCCTTCATGCCCTTCGAGCAGCGGCAGAAGTTTGTTTAGGAACGCGCCAGTCATGATGGGTGCTGCTGTCAGTGTAGCCCAGAAAAGTTACTAGGTAGTATCCTCATGCGATTTCGGTTTCCATCCACGCAACGATCACTTCGGCGGCTTCTTCCGGGACAATCGCGTTGCCGAAGGCGCGCAGCTTAGCCACGCGTCCGGGTATCCCATGAGCCAGGAGACGAACTCCGGGTTTAACGCGCCGGTACTTGCCTTTGGGGTCTGGTCCGATGAATTGCCAGTCGTCCCAGAAACCTCGGTCACTAGTGAGTGCTCGCCCGCTCTCGCATCCGGCCTGGGATGTGCTCCCCGGTCCCCGTCCGTGCTGCAGGGAGCGCGCCAGCCCACCAATTGCGCCACTTGGTTCGGCAACTGCTCGCCCTTCTTGCCGCCGCCGCGCTCCGCGTAACTCTTCGCGTTCGGGTAGCGATAATCGCGGTTCGTCGGGCCTGCCCAGCCCGCCATCATCCGCGCCACCGCCGGCAGATCCTGATATCCCCCGTTCAGCATCCCTCGCATGCGAGACGGTCCCCCTGCGTTGTTTGCGTTGTCCTCGAGCGGCGCAGGCCACCCAGTCAATTCCCGTGCCGCGTCGAGCAACGTCGTTCCCGGATGGCCCTTGATCATGTATCCGTCTCTCGCCGAACTGTGCGCATCCTTGGCGGTTGCTGCAGGCCACCCAGTAAATCCGGTTCCGGATCTGCGACGCGTTGACGCTGCAAGCCGGGATATCACACGCCCGCCAGGCGTAGTCTTCACTTTCCAGATCAGATCCCACTCCGTCGAGCCATACATAGCCATCCTTTGCCGCAGTCTGCTCTCCCATGACGACAGGGGGCCGGCAGGTACGGATGAGTGGAAAGAAGTAGGGCCATACGTGCCGTGGATCGTCCTTGCCGAGCTTTTTCCCAGCAAGTGAGAACGGCTGACACGGACAAGAGCCGGTCCAGAGGGGGCGGTCGTCAGGCCATCCAGCAAGCCGAGCTGCGTAGGCCCAACCGCCAAGCCCGGCAAAGAAGTGGCATTGGGTGAACTCATGTAAATCCTCCGGCTGAACTTCCTGGATCGGCCGCGCATCGACAATACCGTCGGGGATGTGGCCCGCTTCGATCAGCGCGCGAAGCCAAGCGACACAGTACGAATCGATCTCGTTGTAGTAGGCACGTGCGGCGACCGTCATCCCAACATCTCCGGGTTGAGGTACACCCTGCTCACCTTGCCGTCGATGCGCCGCCGCGTCGGCTTCCAACCCATCACCTGCAGGCAGCGCACGACGTTGATCTTGTCGGCTTGCGTCTGGCGCGCTTTCTCTTTATGCAGTCCCTGTTCCAAAATGTCCGTGATGGTTACAAGCTCGCGATCCACACACCAGCGGTTGATCGGGTCGTGCCAGACCGGCAGGTCGAGCCGTGCGGTTTGTTCCCGGCGCGCCGCCTCAATGATCGACTCGTCGGTAAACCACCAGAGTGCGCCGGCCCGATACAACTCGAGCGCCTCGGCCCACAGTTGATCTTTGTCGGCCGCCAGCGCTTGGATGTCGATCGTGCCCACTTCCACCGGCCAGAAGCGCCGGTTGCCCGTCGTATCCTTGAGCGGCTCCCCCTCGTTCGACGTTGCGATGAACACGCACTGCCGCGGCTGATGCACGATGATGCGCCCGTAGCTCGGGCGGTAGACATCCTCCGCGCGGGACATCCAGCTTTTGATGGTGGTGAGCTCCGCCTTGCCGAGCGCGGCCAGCTCGCCTAGCTCCAGGATCCAGTGCCCGCGCATGTGCATCTGCGCATCGACTAACTTGTTGCCGAGGTCGGGGATGTTATCCGAGAACCACGGCTCGCCGAGGATGCGGCAGACCGTCGATTTGTAGACGCCCTCGCCTCCGATGAGCAGTAGCGCCACGTCCGCCTTGCAGCCCGGCTGCATAATGCGCGCCACGGCGGAGATGAGCCAGCAACGCCCGGCGGCGGCCGTGTAGTTGTCATAGGCCACTCCCACATAACGCGTCAGCCATTGGTCGATGCGCGGCTCGCCGTCCCATTGCAGGCTCTCCAGGTAGTTGCGCACGGGATGGAAACGGTTGCGCGTCGCCATTGTTTGCACCGCATCGTGCGCGGCCTCCTTGCCGAGGTCGATACTCTTGCGTTGCAGCCACATCGCCAGCTCGAGCGAGTCCACGTCGCCCCAGTCGTTGGTTGCCGCCGGCCACGGCGCCGACGGTGGTCGCACGATGCGGCCGGAGAACTCATCGAGCGCGAGACCCGCAAACTCCGGCACATGCTCAAGCACGATGCGCGCGTTCTCGGCCACTTTGCGCGGCTTGCCCGTGTCATGGCACAACAGTCTCGCTTCCCAGCCGGAGGCAGTGTTGAACTCCACCTGTGCAATAGCCGCCAGCACGGCATCCGGGCCCACCTTGGCTAGCCAGTCGTCCGGACCTTTACCCAGTTCCGGATTCCATTCGAGGAACCCGACGTTGGCGCCGCGGCTGCGCAACTCGACCGACAAGGCATGCCGCGCCATGAGCACCTCGCGCTTGGGCGGATTGTCGCGGTCGAAGGCGATGATGACGTAGCGCTTCAGCCAGGTGATCAGGTCCAGGTCCGGGATCACGCCTTTGACCGGCACGCGCACGCCGTTCTCGTTGTTCGCAGCCCCGACCGTGCCCTTCCAGCCCCAGATGCCGCTCAAGCCGATCGGCACAAAGCGGACCATGCCCACGCCTTCGCACGCCAGCCGGCGCGCGGCGATGGCTTTGAGCTCGCCTTCCACGATGAACAGCGGCAGCGATACGTTCGTCAGCTCATCCGGCCGCGTCGAGCGCGGAAAGTAGATGTGATTGCGGTCGGCCTGCGCCGTGATGTACTTGCCGCGCGGCTTCCCGGTGCGCAAATCAACCTCGGGATTGAACCGGCGCAAGCGGTAACTGACAATTTGTGTGGTGCCCGGGAAGAAATACGGAATGGAAACGCCGGAGTAGTCGCCGCGGCGCCCGTTGACCAGTTCCTTACCGGTGAAGTGGTCGACTACCCGCAGTTCGGCCGCTTCGGCCCAGTTGCGATTGATCCAGCGTGTCGCAAGATCCGCCAACACGGTCTCCGACAGCTCAACGCCGACCAGCATCCGGAGACCCCTAGATGTGGCCTAAACGCCGCAGCTCCTCCAAGATCGGGACCTGGAAGCGGTCGTAAATCTCCTTGCTTCGGAACCGGATGATGGTCTTGTACATCGGCTTGCCGTCGCCCGAGCGTTTCACGCGTCCATCCCGCTCGACTTGCGCCGCGCCAGGCATTGCGATCCACTCCGCGGCACCGTTCGACGGGCGATGCAGCATGCAGTTGTTTATGACCATGCCGGACGGCAACTCGACGGAAAAGACGCCTACCAGCGAATTGCGGTCGATGGTTTTCCAGTCGGTGATCGTCAGGGGGTGATGTGAGCCGGAAGAATGTGACTCGTTAGAACGGGGAAGGGCAGCAGCCGACACGTGACCAAGCTCCTTGGAAATCGAAGTTGGGAGAGTAACTCACCAGCATCCGTTTTCGAGCATGCCATAGCCCGCAGTATTACGCAAGCAATATTACTAGGTAGTTTCGAGAGCTTCGGACCACCGCTGACACTATCTTTGCAGAATCAAGGCCAGCAACCGGGCCAACGATGAACCGGCGCCACTCTACGACATGGGAGCGCCGGCTTTTTTATTGGCGGGTACGCTAGCGGCGTTTGGGGTAGCGGCGTCGATCGAGTTCCCGCCACACGTCGGCCAGTACGATGGGCTCGCCATTCGTGAGGATCCAGGTATCGACCTCGCCGAGGCATTGCGCCTCGCGACGCCACACCCAGGCCTGCCGGCCTTCCGGGTCAGCTACAAATACCTGCACCACGCCGAGACCCATGTACTCCCGGCATTTCTTTTCGACGTCCGGCCAGTTGTCCGTGGGCGAGAGGATCTCGACAATGATCTCCGCTTCGCCCGGGTGCGTCGGATACTGCGTCTCGATGTCCTCGCTGGTTGCCATGATGTCCGGCCGCGGCGCAAACTCACGGCTGATCCGCAGGTCGGGTTCCGATCCCGCGGCGTAGCCGGCTTCCGTCAGAAACTGGCCGATGACTACCTGTAGCAAACTATGCAACCAGGTCGGCACGGCTTTCTCAACAACCTTTCCATGCCAGTACTCGATGGCACGGCCTGTCTGCTGCAGTTGTTCGAACTCCTCGAAGGTGATCGGTGGTGTAACAGTTGCCATCAGCCACCGCCTTCTTTACCCTTCGGTTCGAGGTCGGTCAGGCGCTTCTGTGCGTCTTTGTTGAATTCGAACAGCGCCATGATGTCAACCCGATGCTCGCGTTGCAGAGTCAACAACTCGCGGATCTCGTCCATCGTTTGCGTGTGCTGCTCGCGCATCTCATCCATGGTCAGCGTGTGCTGCTCGCGGTTGGCCTCGCGCATGGCTTTGATCTCTTCCATGGCGACGCGATGGTGCTCAAGAAACGATTCGGTCATCGACTGCAGGAAGTCGTTCATCCGATCCATGCGCGCGTTGAAATTGTGCGCGTATCCGTCGCCGTTCGGTGTGTCAGGCAAGGCGTTCGTCCTTTCTCTTATTATCCGCGACTACGCAGCCAATGTGCCCGCGGCGCGCTTGGGTACTCGTCACCTGCGCGCCACACCGCGGACACGCGACCATCCGCGGCGGACGGCCGCCGGCGCGCGAGACCGTCTTGCGCTGGGCCGAGCGATACAGTCCGCACAGGCTCTGTACTGCTTGCGCGCACTCCGGCGAAGTGCGCAGATGTTCGAGCGTGGCTGGCTTCTGGCAGCGCGGACAGAGCAATGTCTCGCTCACAGCGTGTTCCCGTATTCGAGAGCGCGCAGCCATACGTTCTCAGGCGGGATCGCGACACCCGCTGCCTCCTGCTCGGCATGTCTCGGTGCGCCGTTGTGCGAGCTCGTCACAGCTTGCGACGGATAGCCCGCATCCGTCAGATACTGCGCCACGCGTTCCAGGTCGCCGGCGAAGTCTGCGCCACACATCGCCGCGTCGAATTGATAGGTGTCCGTTTTCATGAGTTTCTCCATGCTAATATCCAAGCTCCATACACACCATCGAATAGGGTGCGCCGTCGACGTTGGCATCATGCTCGCGTCCGAAGACCACACGGAACATCTCTAGTGCTTCCTCTGTGGTCACTTCGCGATCAGATTCTACGATTTCTTGAACTTCTTGCTTTGTCATCTCTCCCTTCCATGCGCCGTAATTCGTTCGGCTGCCGTTTATCTCGCTCTCTCTCGTTGCGCCACATTGGCAGGTATCCAACCGCACGATATTCCCGTGTGCATCCTGCCGCTGGGGATGCGCCGCGCACTCCTGCGGCGTAACACACGTAGTCCAGCCTTTGTCTTTCGAAGCGTTGGCGATCGCCTTGTGTTCGTGTTTCATTCGTTTCTCCCGAGCGGGACAGTGCCCGCTTTCGTCGCCTTGCAGCGGTACTCGTCAGGGGAGTTGAGTGTTCCCCTGGACCAAGTGCACTTGGCCATTGTCTTCCACGACTCTCACGCCATGCAGCGCGCGTACCTCGCCTCCTAACGTGACGGTCTGCCCGCATGCCGATATTGCGAACTGGCGGCCGCGCTGCGCCTGCATCTCCGCCGCGTCCTTGCGGATGCGCGGCAGCAATGCCGACTCCGGTTGATACACCTGCAACTCGAGCGAGCGGTAGCCCAGGAAGGCGACCTTCCGGTAGTCGCCATGCTCTTCCTGGGTGCGGTCGCAGTACACAATGCCGCCCGGAAACACGCCGATGAATAACGCGTCCGGCAGAGCCGTCCGTCTGGTACGGCTCATGCTGCCACCACCTCCGCCCGGAGCAACGTCTCGACCAATGCTTTCGACTCCGCCTTCAGGCCCGCTTCGAACAGGCGCGCAATCTCGGGTACTTTCTCGTCCAACTTGCTCGCCACCTGCGCCACCAGCTTGTCGTTCTTGCGTGCCAGCTGCATCGCGAACACGCTATAGCCGGAGAGTAAGACGGTCGAGACGCAACCGTCGCGCACCTCCTGCGGCGTCACATGCACGCTGATCCCGCGTCGCCTCAGATTGTCTGATTTGTAGTAGTAAATCTCGACCGTAACCACATTGCCAATGTCTGCCGTGCGGTATCGGTACGTGCCATCGTGTCGCAGTTGTAAGTTTTTCATGTTGTAGGTATAAGTCCGTTCTCCCGTCAATCGTCGGGCTAGAGCGCACCCGGGCAGTCCCCAATGCGCTCGGTGTCCGACTACTGGCGAGCGTTAGGCCACCTCCTGCACGGGAGCTGTTTTTCGCAGGTCCGTCACTTTCCAGATGCGAATGTTTCCCCACAACACATCGCCCGCCCGCTTGGGACCGCCAGCGAGATACTGCTCGCCCACCTGCACGGTGAAGTTGCTGTTTATGATGGATGGGACGTCGCACCAAACCAACCTGTGACCCGACTTGGTGACCAGCCAGACGTACTGCACCGCCAGACCCTGTTTCTTGGTGTTCTCGGACCCACCACACACACTCGGCATGCTCCCCGTAACCTTCCCGCCTTTCGCGAGTGCGGTGAAGCCATCGTTCGAGTACTTGCTGATGACGATGCGCCCGGGTTTCGCCGTCCGGTACCTGCCCGAGGACTCGTAGCTCTCGTACACCGACACTTCGCAGTAGCCGTAGGTTATGTCTGCGGTCTCGCCGATCTTCGTGCCATCGCGCCTCTCATCGAATAGCGATATCAGCGTGCCGTCTGACAACAGGTACTCCGCTGTCTTTTCTCTGAACGTCTTCGCCATGACTACGCCACCTCCGTCAAAGTGTGTCCAAGTGCTGTCAGGTGATCGATGTCCGCACGATCCAGCCACGTCTTGCGGAACAGGTAGGTAGCCGCGAAGCCATATCGGTCGTCCGTCAGGCGATAGTAAGCACTCCCGTCCGCATTCGTTCCGCCTACCTTCACTTCGAGCGTGAGTCCACCCGCTTCGAGCGAAGCGCGGGCATTCACCAACTTCGCGTTATTCACCTTGCAGCCCGCATGCGAATCGTTCACCAATCTGTGCTTGCCAAGTTTCCGGCATGCCGCGCAAGTGGCGTAAGCCTGACACCATCCCACCGGGCAGGACATCTTGCGCGCACCAGCCGTGCCGCAGAAGTCACAACAGAGCTTTCGACCTTCGTAACAGAACCCCATGGCTTATTCCCCCATTCCTTCCCTGCGCCGATACTCGGCCAACATCCGCTCACGCACTGCCTCGTCCTCGATGTTCGTCCGCTCGATCGCGACGGTCCAACCCTGCGGCGTGTCGGCATACACCGCACTCACGTCCATCCAGCCGTACCCGTCTGCGCCGATGCGCGTCTTGCCGTGCCCGAGCGATTCAACACTCGTGATCAGCGGCTTGGACTTGCTCCGCAACACCTGCGCAATCGCCACCGCATCCGTTGCCGGAACCCACTCGGTCCTGCTCCCGTGCTCTATCGAGCGGACTACCACGTCCTGCCCATCCACTTCCGCTATCCCGAACTCAGCCGTCCGACCTTGCAGGTATTGCTTGTGGGTCACTTGGCTGTTCTTGATCTTTGTAGCCTTCTTCACTCTTTTCTCCTTCCGGCCACCTGGGCCTGTCCCTAGTCTAAACTCGCATGCAAGTTAAAACAAGGGGTAGTGTGAAATAAATTTCCATAGTTTATCCATGGACCATCAAAAGGCGAAACTGCCCGAAAACTCTCAAATGGGCTGGCGCAAGCCTGAAAAAACCGTTAACACTGTCACCCCTGTTCACACGTCGTTCACAAGCTAACTCCTTCTCTCTCTATCTCTTATACTCTCTGTGAACAGTGTTAACAGTAGTTATAGAGAAAGAGGGGGTCAGAGTGAAAGTAGGTAATACGTATTTAGAGAGAGGGGGGGTTATAGGGAAGTGCCGTGCGCGACTGTTCCACTGTCACACCCCGCCGCCGCTGAACTGCCACCGGACTGCCTGAACTGCCACCGGACTGCCTGAACTGCCTTGACAACTGCCTTGACAAACCCTGACAGGCTTTACACTGTAAGGACAGTGGCGACCAGACGCATACCCCAAAGAGCCATAGACAATCTCCCGGAAGCTAAACGAAAGATTGCACTTGACGCACTACTCGAAGGTAAATCTCTGCGCGCCGTCGCCAAAATCGTCGGGGTCAGTCATCAGGCTGTCCACGACTACAAGCGTCGTGTTGTCCTGCCTGCGATCAAGACCGCTCAGCAACTCCAATCATTCCAGTCACTTGACAGACCCGACAGTGTAAAGGCTGTGCACCATACTGCCTTGACGCGAGACATCGTACAAGCATCTCCATTCCAGGAACGCCTTGAAAAACTATGGCTTAGAGCCGATCGGTCGTTGGATAAAGCGGAGAATGCGGTCAGAACCAGGACCATCGACGGGGTCGAAGTTTGGGAGGAACAGGGACTCCAGGCGATTGCGCCGTTGCTCAATCAGGCGCACAAAAACGTCGAACTCCTGGGCCGGGTAACTGGGGAACTCGAAGCCCCAGCGGCGGCCAACATCGCGATCCAGATCGTGATGCCGTCGGCGGTCGCGCCTCCGACCGAGGCGAACGTGCAGACGATCGAGATTGGCCTGCCGAAACGCCGCTGAAGCCGGAAAACCGCCCGAAAAACCGGGTAGTGGAGTATCAACTCACCCTCGGCGATCGATCCTGGCGCGTCCTAGCGCGTCATTTTAGGGTGAAAAATCGAAAAACCGTCATATAACCGAACCGTTGTATGAATCCGGCTGGTTTGGCAGGTCGACCGACGGGAAACCGGAACCCGCTTGCGCCTCGGCCGATGGTAGACCGTCGACCGAAGCGGGGAAGGAGAAGCCGGAACCCGCCGAACCAGGTAGAGGACTTGGGACTCGACCGACCGCGGCGAGCGGAGGGTGCCCATCCGTTAAGGAACTCCCGCCACCACCCCCCATGCCCCGAAACGCGAACCTCCTGGTCGGCCGGGTCTAAAATCGAAAATCCAGCCGCGCACTCGACCCGTTTTCTTTGGCGCACACGACACCCACCCCCCCCACACCCTTTTTCGTCACGAACCTAGTATAGTTGCTAGGTATGGGATGTTTTATCTTTTGATCTCGCGGGCGCATTTGGCGACGGGGCCGTTGGGTACGTACTCGGAGTTGATTGTGGCGGCGGCGTTTCTGGCCGAGGGATGTGACGTCGCGTTTCCATTGGGGAATCAAAGAGCGTGGGATTTGGTGGTACGTGAACCTGGCGGTGATTGGAAGCGAGTGCAGGTGAAGACAGTTTCTGCGATCAAGGCGAGAGGGTTTCCGATACTTCAACTGCGTCGTTCGGCGCGCGAGAGTGCTTGTTCATCGTCCGGCAAACTCAGTGGGATTGGCTATACGGAAGCGGATGTGGACTGCTTGGTCGCGGTATATCCGGAAACTGGCACGTTATGGAGAGTGCCACCGGAGGGTTTTTGCGGCAAAGGGCGCGTGCGGCTGGCGGAGCGATATTTGTGGCGCGGGGTAATAGAGGAGGCGGCCACACCGATGGTGGTGCGGGTGAAGGCGTTCCGGGTGATGCACAGGGAGACGATTGCGGAGCAGCGGGCATCGATCAAGGAGCAACTCCCGGAGGAGAAGCCCCAGGATATGTCGGACAAGAGTTGGGACTCGATCAGGATGTGGTGTGACGGGTATGGGTACAAGGCGATCGCGAAGGAAACGGGCATATCGGAAGCTGCGATCAGTGAGAGGATCCGGCGCGGGCTATCGCGGTTAGGCCTGATGCGGTTGCCGGAGGGTTACAAGCGAAAGCGTGGGCCGCAAGGCGGGAATGCGCTAAAGCGGACGGTGACGGCGCCGCACCCGAGGTAATCGCGGGTATTTGTTTAGAATGAAGCAACGGCGCAAGCTGAGCGCGGTTTCGAGGAGTTGTGCCTCTGACGAGTTTAAGTGTGTGGATACCGGTTGCTGTGGCAATCGGGAGTATTATGCTGACGGTTGCGTTGGGAGTGGTGTATCAGACGCATCACTTTGACAAGCGGTTTGACCAATCGGATGCGACGTGGAACAAGCGTTTTGAGCAATTGGAGCGGTCGTGGGACAAGCGCATCGAAGACCTGGAGAAGCGGTTGGTGGACCGGATCGAGCGGTTGGAGCATCCGGTGCATAGGCCGTAGGCGCAGTGGTGTTAAACGCGATGGTGTTATGGCAGACGGCGTTAGCGGTGTTTGTAGGGACGCTGCCGATCTTTGGTGTGCTGGTGTGGACGGTGATGGAGGTACGTGGCATCCGGAAGGACCGCACGGGGTACATTCCTGTAGTCGGCCGGAGTCATGGATAATATAACGCAGGATGCCAACCAACCAAGCGTTGCAAGTGTTCTACGGGACGATACCGTTGATCTTGGTGATAGCGGGATATTTCACGCGAGAGCAGATGGTGCTGAAAGACATTCTGGGGCGATTGCGTGGGATGGAGGAGTGGTTGCCGAAGATAGAGCGGCGGCTGACGACACTGGAGACGCGGGCAGGTTTGATCTATCACGAATGAAGGGGTGGTGAGACCCCACCTCTGAGACCCCCATATACCTTTTTCGTCATGAACCTAAAGGGGGCTGCGGGTGCGGCGGCTGTTTAGATAAGGGGGCTCGTTCCCATTCGAGGTCTTCCGGGTTGGTGGCATTGCCTTGCGGGTTGGAGCCATAGCGGACGTAGATGAACGCATCGCTCCAACTGGTGATGGTGCCACGCTCGCCGGTGGGTGTGTAGCGGACGGCGCGTCCGACGTCAGCGGCTGGGGTAAGAGTGGAGATAGGGATCATGGCACCTTGATCTCCTGCCATTTTACGTTTTGCTTGACGGGCGTGCCGTGATAGTCGCCGGGCGCGGCGGGCTTAAACATACCCAGGAAGCGGCCGTTTCCAGTGATCCCGCTCTTGATTTCGGGCTCGCCGACCACCATCACCTTGGAGTTGTCTTGCGGATCGCGGATGTACTCTTGCATGATGATGCAGGCCTCGTCGCGCGTTTCGCAGACGACCTGGAGGACCTCGCTGACAGTGCACAGGCCGGCTTGCGCCGCCTGCTCGATGGTCATGCCGAGTCTTTGGCGCAAGCGATTTTTGAGGACCGCCGCTGTGTCTTTTGGATCGACGCGAGAGATGAAAGCGTCGCCGACCATGAAGTAGGCGCGGGCGTTCGTTTCGCGGATGCGTTCGCGGATGGCTTCAGCGATATTGTCTTTCGCGACAGGGTCGTTCATCTCGTCGCCGGGGACAAAGATAACGTCGGTTCTATCTTGCTGGAGCACGTGAAACGCCTGGAGGGGTGTGCCGGTTTCTCGCAATTGCTCGACGGCGCGGCTGAGGCACCGCAGGCCGTAGTCTTGAAGTTCGGTCGTTGTCATAGTGAGGTTCCCTCTGTTGTTGGCCGGAGCAAGTGCCAGATGGTTGCTGCGAGTTCCTCCTGTTGCGGGAGGCTGAGCGCGACGCCGGCGAGTTCGTACGAATGATCGGGGCTGCCGAGATCTTCGGCGAGTGTGGTGGCTTGGTTGTTCGAGAGTTTGCGGAAGCCGCGGTCGCCCGAGCCGATGGTGACCTGAATGTGATCGGCGTCCAGGCGCATACCCCAGATGAAGTCGTCATCGTCGCGGTTCACGGGTTGGTTAGCTCTGCGCATGCATATTAATCCTTAACCGGGTCCGGCTCGACCGTCTGCTGGTAGGACCACACCATCAGCTCGGTGAGTGTGGTCGTCGATGGCGTCTTCTGCGGATGGTAGATGAGGTAGTCGGCCATGAGCTCGTCGAAATGGTCATGCAAGAGCTTGTGGCGCGTGCGATGCGTGATTGGGTTCGACCAATCGCCTTTGTTGTGTTGGACAGGCATATAATCCTTACCCTTGCGCATGGCGGACAAAGTGTACCTTCTGAACAGCTCGTGCGATCTCGTCCATAAACTCGGTATCAGCGGTCAGTTCGTCCATCTCCTGGTCGCTCATGCCGCGGAGGCTCATGTCGTCGGCGTGCTTCATCACGGCGCCGCACTTCATACAGACGACGATATCGCCGGGTGCAGGCAGAGCCTTTGAGCCATCGGTAGAAGCGGAGGCGTCGACTTTGTAGCCGCATTGCAGGCAGTGGGACTGGGGAATTTTGCGAACGTCGGGTGAGTGGAGTTCCATCAGAGCTATAGTACGCCTTCGTCGTCCGGGTAATTGCGAATCCGTCACATAACCAGTAATATGACGCATATGACAAACGTGGTTGGCTACGTCCGGGTCTCGACGGAGAAGCAGGATGTGTCGCTCGAGGCGCAGGAAGCGCAGATCCGGGCGATGGCGGTGGTGAAGGGCTGGGAGCTGGCGGAGGTGGTAGTCGACCGCGATGAGTTCTCGGGCGACATGGAGCGGCCGGGCTTGCAGCGGGTATTGGAGATGGTCAAAGGCAAGCAGGTGGGCGCGCTGATCATTGCCAAGCTGGACCGGTTGACGCGCTCGACGCGTGACGTCATTCACCTGATCGACCTGTTCAACAAAAAGAAGGTGACGCTGGTGTCGCTCGCCGAGAGCCTGGACACGAAGAGCTCGATGGGCCGGTTCTTTGTGCGCATGATCGCGAGCCTTGCGGAGCTCGAGCGCGAGACGATCGGGGACCGCACGCGTACGGGCATGGGACATCTGAAGAGCTTAGGCATGCCGGTGGGCCCGGCGCCGTATGGCTGGCGCGCACAGCAGAGCAATCGCTTGGTGCCGCTCTCGGGCAAGCTGCCGCTGGTGGAGGACGCCGCGGAGCAGGCGCTGTTGCAGCAGGTGCAGGCGCTGCGCGCGGACGGCATGAGCTTGCGCGAGATAACGCACTGGCTCAATGCTGCCGGGCATAAGACCAGGCGCGGGACGGCGTGGCGCTTCCAGTATGTGGCGCGGCTCGTGAAGGGCCGGATTTAATTTTTCAATCCTCGCGAGTTTGCAGATTTGCGGGCAACTCATTTGCAGGGGGCCCACCAATGGAATTTCTGATGCAACTGCTCGCGTGCTTTCGTGTCGATCCGTACGGCATTTTGCACGGCGATCAGCTTCCGTCCGATGGCGAGAGTGATCAGTACCCGGCGGAGCCGGAAGGAGCGGACTAGTGAAAGTGCTCGAGTGGATCGACCGCGTCTTTGAATGGCGCAATGCCATCGTGGCCCGTCTCTTCATGGCCGTGGTGACCGTGTTCGCGCTGGGGGCGATTCTGGCGCTGTGCGTGTACTTCACGCTGCAGGCGGCGAACCCGGTCGAGACGATCCTGGGGCCGCACGTCGCACCGTTCGGCGGAAATTAGAGCAGTTGCTCACTGGGTCTTCTTCATCGGGTTGAACTCGTGGTGACGGCCTTCCGCGCGCGCAATAAACTCTTTGAGCGTCGCGAGCATCGTCTCGCGGTTTGCATTCGAAAGGTAGTTCGAGCGATGATCCTCGCCATGACCGAACTTAAACACGAATAAAGCAAAGCCCACTTTTCGATCCTCGCCTTTCAACTCGCCGTTGAACTGCTCATCTAAGAAATGCGCGAGCACGTTCATCTTTTCGCGGAATTCGTCTTCGATCGGTTGCTCTTTTTCTGGCATGTGTTGTCATTATGACGGCGTTCCCTTAGAGCAGGCCACGCGTGGCAGCGTAGAGCGTCAGCTCGGCGGTGGTGTGGAGACCAAGGCGCTGCATGAGCATCATGCGGTGGAACTCTGCGGTGCGCCGGCTGACCTTGAGAATCCCGGCCACGTCCCTGGCGGTCGCGCCGCCGGCGATGAGGCGAAGCACCTCTTTCTGTCTGGGTGTGAGCTCCAGGTCCTCGGTCTCACGCGCCGATAATACGGAGCCACAGTGGGGGCAGGTTTTCTGCTTCGCCCGGAGCAGCGGCCGTACGCGCACCTCGATCGTTTTAGTTTTCATACGTGGGTAATCTTACGCAAGTAGTCTGTATTACTTTTGATAGCAGAATAATCGAAAATAATACGGGAAGCAAGTACTAGTAGGGTTACTAGGTTTGGAGGTTGTTTGAGCCGTCAAAATTCCGGGCCTGTTACGGGCCCAATTGCGCTATTTTTTCGCTGATTCCGGGCCCTGTCCGGGCCCATTCAGAAAATCTTAACCTCTTTGTTTTCAGTAGCGCCTTCGCTAAGTGATAGACCTCCGCGTCCTTGGTAAGGACGAGGTCACCAGTTCAATCCTGGTCAACGGCTCCAGTATTTTCAATAACTTCCAGGGAATCAGCCAAAATGCCCGGGCCTGTTACGGGCCCATTCGCGAAGCGTTTCACTGGACGCCACCCTCTGGTTTACCCTGCATACGCTCCAGAATTTTCATGACGTGTTCCCGGTCCCGCTCCTTCTCGTTCTGGGTGTAAATCCAGGTGGTGGAGAGCTTGGTATGGCCGGCAGCTTTCTGCGCTTCGAGCGGGTGCGCGCCGACCTGCTGGCGCCAGGAAATGTTGATGCCGCGGAAGCGCCGGAGACCGAAGCCAGGAGCATAAATTCCGGCACGCTCGGCTGCCGGGCGGAAAACATGTTGTTGCAGGTCCCGATCATCGGGTGGCAGACCGTCGCGGTCAGGGCGGCCGAAAATGAAGCCGTCGGCCGGGATTCCTCGACCTTTGGCGTAGTCCAATAATTCCGCAGTAATACCGGGGGCTTCCCGCGTGCGTTTCGATTCGGGGGTCTTGGTGGGACCGACGCGGCCCCGGGCCCAATCGCGCTGAATCGTGATCGTTTCGGCTCCGCCGTCCACATCTCCCGGTTGCAGCGCTAACACCTCGCACACACGGGTACCGATGGCAAGCGCCGTGAGCACGATCAAGCGTGCTCCTTCGGCAGGAACGATGCATGTATCCTCCATCGCACCTAGAAAACGGAGCAGGCCATCTGCTTGCGGCAGTTTGGCCGGGAAAACCTCCGTCTTGCCGCCGATTTTATTCTTCAACTTCCAACAGGGATTCTCGCCTTGCCAATACTTCCATTCCGCCGCCTGAGCAAAGATGGCAGACAAAACCTTACGCAGATCGAGTAGGGTGTTGTGGGAGTATCCATCAGCCGCTTTCGCATTCAGCCACGCCTCGACCATCGGCTTGTCGATGTCGCACATCCGCAGCGGCCGCTTTTTGCGGCCGTCCTGTGTCCACTCAAACGCGGGCCGGATGTGTTTGTCGATCTTGTTCTGATAACTGTCGCGCGTCGAGGGAATCTGCGGAAGCCGGACTTCCACATAGCGGTCCAGCACGGTCTTGAATGGGATCTGGGACTGGATCAGAAACTTGTTGTCATTGATGGTCGCCATGGCTTGCTGCTTAGCAGACTTGGCTTCGCGCATACTCATCTCATCCATGAAGCCAAGCTGAATGCGCTTCTTCTTCCGCACCAAGCCGGTTGCGGTGATGACGGGCACGTAAGGACGAATGTAGTAAAAAGGACGCTCGACATCTGTCCGTTCTTGGATCTTCGGGTCCTGATAGCGCTGTCCGGGCATGACATCATCCTCGCATCGGTCGAGGATGTTCCGGATGATGTCGAGACTCGGAGGAGTACTAGGACGGCTCACGGCTCAGTCAGTTCTCGTACGTTTACTATGTAGCGTTGACGCCGAAAAAGGGGGTCAGTCCGGCAGATAGAAAAACTCCGGCGCGACCAAGCGCGGCGCCCTTCGATTGGCGGCTCGTTCACGTATTTCAAGCAACAGCGCGGTATATTGCCTTGGCGTCATCACCCGCCAGTTCTTTGTTTTGGGCCGTGGACAGAGTTGCTGTGCGCGGAAGCTCATGATATCCCGCCATTTTGGATCTGCCGGATTGGCCGTACAGGCCGGAGTGTAGAGGACCACCCACGCCTCTAGCTCGGGATTGGAGCGAGCAGCGAGCCGCTGTAAGACCGTAGCCGACTTATGATCTTGGCCGACATCCTGGGCGTACTCAATCAGACCCACTGGCTCTTTTGTGCCGTCCTCGTATTCGGTAAAGAGCGCAGCGTCCACATCGATCTGGGTCAATAAGCGGGCCTGCTCGCCGGTTTTGGTGTAGCGCTTTATCGAGTCCTCCCGGTGCCACGCGGACGGACTGCCGTCCCGTTCATTGGTTTTTTCACATTTAGACATTCATACCCTCCAAATCACCAGTTCGCGTGAGATCACGAGCAACTTGCGGTTTTGCTTTGCCCACTCGACCATCTGTGCCGTACACTGCTGACTTTCATAGGGGCATTGCACGCGCATGTTGATCGGAAGCTTAATCGCACGAATCATATCCGCCACGTGGTCCGTGTACTGCCGTTCCGGTGCCTTCCACTGTGTCGGCTGCAGGAGTAACGCGATCATCGCGCCAGGCTTAAGCTTTTTCGCAAAGCTATTGATGATGCCGGCAAGCGTTTCGGTGAACTTTTCGAGTGGCATATTCGCGAGATCAGCCGAATCATTGCTGTATTTGCCTTCCGCCTGCTTCCAGTACGGCGGATCCAGATAGACGAGCTTTACATCCTGCCAGCGCGGAAGCATTGGGATGCCGCTCGTAAGATCGTGGTTGCGGATTTGGTGTTCGCGCTCTGGTACCGGCTTGCGATCACTTACCCAATAGCGGCGGAAGCGCTTTTTGCAGATGTCAATGGTCGAGCCGCCGCCGGCAAATGGATCGACCACGATGTCGAACGGCTGCGTGTACAGGTAGAGCAGGTTATCGACCCAGCGCACGTCGCTATTGCCGAAATGATCAGATCCGGTGGTTTTTTCCTGCTGTTTCCAGACGTTGTAGATGGGAACTTGAAAGCCTTCATCGGCGTGGTGTGCCCGAGTGTACTCCGGCGTTGCGGTTTGCTCAGAAATGGACAACTGTCTTTTTCTGAGGAAATCAACAACCTTCCCCTCCGACCAACCAACACGTCGAACTATCTCCTCTTGCGTGGAGCAAAGCATCCACATCTCGAATGCGGTTTTCTCCAGTTCCCGCTGATACTCCTTCTCGTCGCGAGAGGTCCAACGCGAGATGGACTTTGTTGAAACGCTAAACAACTTTGCGAGACGTCCCTTGTAAGCCTCCCGCTCTTCGATGCTTGGTCGGCTGGCTAGAAATGCGCTATAGAGACGTCCCGCGTATTTTTCCTTATCTGTTTGCGAGAGCTGAAGTCCATGCTTGGCGTTCCTTTCGATCGCCAATTCCAAGAACTCACTTTCGCTCTCCGTCGTCGTGACAACGCAAGGAATGCTTTCAACTCCGGCCTTCTTATGAGCTGTCCAGCGGTGCCAACCGTCGATCAACTCTTTATGCTGATTGACCTCGATCGGCGGGAGCACGCTCAGGTCCTCGGCGTACTTCTGCACCGTCACCGCGCTGGTTTCAATGCGCGGGTAAAGATCCTGACGAAAAACAACGTCAGAAACGGGTATTGTCTTGCTGTTTTTGAATTCGACTACTTGTGCAGTACTCATATTCACTTTGTCGCGTCGGCTTCCCGCGCGATCACTTCCAACCTTTCAACAGACACAGAAACCAGACCAGCTTGCAGAGCACATGCAGAGCCTGATCCGCATTAAACGTCAGTAGGCCGGCGCTCTTCGCGTAGTCGATCCACCAGTGACAGACGAGCTCCGCCAACGCTAACGGCAAACTGTTCGTGATCAGCAACACCGCGCCAGCGTGAATCAACGCATGCGCTGTCAGGCACTGATACCAGGGCACACCCGGTAACGGCGTCACCTGGTTCTTTCCCTTCGCTAGAAAATCACCCTGCAGTGGGTAATCGCAAAGCGCATGTCCTGCCAGGAGCAGAAACAGCACGTTCATCCCATGGGCCACCAGCATCAGTTCATCCTCCACAAACACCAAAACAGGAATAAAACAAACAGAACACCCAACGCGCACAGTGTGACCACGTCATTGCGTGTAGTACTGTGCTGTGATGACATCGCCGGTCTGCGGCGCACGCGTGAACCATACACTGCGGCCCGAAAAAGTATAGTCGTAGGCTGCGCCCTCGCGCATTAAGAAACCGTTTTTGAAGATCTCAAGCTTTACATTCGTGATCGGCGCGTAAGACAGCGTGAAGAGGACGCGCGAACCATCCGGCACGCCGATCGTGGTTTCGAACTCCCGGACGTAGGCTGGCACCGTCGGCGGCGGGGTGGTCGTCTGCGCTGGCAGCAGGCCTGCCAGCAGCGAAGCGAAGAACGAGCGGCGTTTCACGGTTTTACCTCCTCCGCGGCTCGATGCGCCTCGCATTTGCGATGCAAAAACGGTCCAGGATTGAGTTCTACAGCTTGTGCGATTTGTCGCAACGACTCTTCGCTAAGGTTCAGCACATACGGTGGCCCGTTCACTAGCATCAAGTGCGCTGGAACAATGTCCAGCGCATTCCGCAGCGTCGCCTCGCGAAACGCCGATTCCGGAGGCTCGGCCAGCATCCGCTTCATCCACGAGTTATCTTTTTCAAGCTCAATCTTCTCGTCCAGCAACTCGATAATCCGCTGGTTCGCCAAGCGGTATGACTCCTGCGCTTCGACGAGCTCGCCCCGTAATCGATGTTCAATTTCATCCTGCATAATCCGCTTTCTTCCTTCCCGAGATGTTCGCGAAACGCTGGTCACTTGGTTGGTATGCACGCCAAAATGCTTCTGACTATCGCGTTCGCGTGGATTTCGTACAAAGCCTTCGTTTTTCTCGGCGCTTAGCATTCATCCGCCGGTTCCGAGGTCGTTGATGGAGCAAGTTGTTTTTGCCAAGGCTCGAGCGGCGGCTTGTTCCCGTAACGCTTTTCCCAGTTCTCGTGTTCTTCACGGGTACGCAGACTTGGCGTTCCTTTTGTGAGATAGAGAACGACACACCATAGCGCTTCGTCAGCACCCAGTTGATCCTCATAGCGGTCGCCACAGCGCACCGTGTAGCCGAACCGGGTATCGGCCTGGATGATAAAGTCGTCTTTGCTGGCCGCCTTGCGCAGGAATTCATCCGCGCCGCCAGCCTGCGCGACGATCTCGGCCGCGCTTAACAGTCCTCTATCGCTCGCCATCTACCACCTCCTGCAACGCTTTCAAACCACCTTCCACAGTCCGAGCCACGATGTATGCGCCGCCAAGCGAGTGAATCATGTGGCCGAAGTCAATTTGCGCCTCTCTTAGCTCGTCATCGCCGGCCTTCACCTCTATTTCCAGGCGCTTTCCGCTGCCGCCAATGATGCCCGAGATGTCCGCCTGCCCGTTGATGCCGGCGTCGATCATGCGCGGTTTGCCGCCGCGGCCGAGCGCCATGGCTTTCACCCGGTTGTTGCGCCAGACGCGGACCTGCGGGAACTGCTCTGGGATTTTTATGAGCAGATCGGCCGTGATGTCGTTGGCTTCACTCATGCGCCGCGACTCCATTCCCTTGGCGGCCAAGTCCCAAAAATAATCGAAAACTTGACTGCTGGCCACTTGGTGGAATAGCCACGCTCCCGTGCGATGCGCCTAAATTCTTCGAACTTCTCGCGGCGCTGATCTCCCGTCACTTTCTGCCGCCATTCCTCGATAGCCAGAGCTTTCCGCACGCGTTGGACCTGCTCCAGCTCGCCTTTCACTACTTCGATCTCCCGCGCCTGCTTCGGAATCTCCGCCAGGCAGTAGGGACACTTGAGCGGACCGGCGCGGAACGTAGCGAAGCATTTGCGGCAAGTGGCGATGGAAACGGTCTTCTCTCCGCTGTCCTTGAGAGCCTTCCCATCGAGCGACCACTGGACGTCGTCTTCGAAAAAGGTGTCGAGGCGTCCCGTGTTGTCGAAGTGATCGAGCACCAGGAAGTTTTCTTTGCCTGGATGCGGACGGCTCCCGCGGCCGAGGATCTGGCGCCAGAGTCCAACAGAAGCTGTAGCGCGGGCCCCAATGATGCAGGAGCAGATGGGATGGTCCCAGCCATAGCTGATGACTCCGACGCTCGAGACACCGCGGAGAGTGCCGTAGTCGAAGTCGTTCCAGATGCGGTCGCGTTCCACGTCCGGGGTATCGGCGTCGACATAGGCGAAATTGACGCCGGCGCAGCGGAACTTCTCGGCAATCTCGCTCGCGTGATGCTGGCTCACTCCAAAAGCAGCGGTCTTGCGATCAGACGCATGCTTCTGCCAGTGCTCGACCACATCGCCGACCAACTTGGGCTTATCGCAGACTTCCGCAAGCTGCTTCTGATTGAAGTCGCCAGCCACTTTGCCGACGCCGCTCACATCAGGACCTTTTGGGCGGAAGACCACGGCCGGCACTAGATACTGCTGGTCGATGAGGCTCTGAACGCTGGGGCCCGGGACCATGGCGCTGAACATCTCACCCAGGCCGCGGCCGTCCAAGCGGATGGGTGTCGCAGTCATGCCGAGAATCTTGGCCTCGGGATACTTCTCGACCACCTTCATCCAGGTGGGAGACACGGCAAAGTGTGCTTCATCGATGATCAGCAAGTCGGCCTGGGGAAGATGCTGGCGACGATGCAGCGTGTCGATGCTGGCCACATGCACGGGCAACCAAGGCTTGCGCCGCGGGTCGTCGCCCATAATGACGCCGTGATCGAGTCCCAGTTTCGTGATGCGCTTGCTCATGTCATGCACCAGGGCGCGCCGGTTGACGAGGAACAGGATGCGTTTCGCTCGGCCGCTGGCGGAGGTCACGATATACGTCGCAAGCGTTCCTTTGCCAGCTCCGGTCGGTTGCACCAGCAACACCGAGCGGTGCTCGCGAAATAGAGTTCTCACCTGGTGTAAATCGTGTTCCTGGTAGGGCCGGAGCGTAGGGACCATGGCAAGTTAGTAAGGGGCTTCGTCATCCTCGTCATCCTCGTCATTCTCGTCATTCTCGTCATTCTCGTCGTCGTCATCATGCTTGGCGGCGGAGAGAGCTTTTGGGTGGCCTTCTGGAAGAGAGATGAGTTTCAATGCGGGGCGTTGTGTCGCCTCGATTGCTTCAAGGGCGGCTGCTTCATCGCATGGGCTGATGCTGTAGATCGAGCCAGCACCGATGAGCTTGGTGTACCCCGGCGTCGCTTCTCGCTTTACCGTGGCACCCACCGGAGCCCAGAGTTGTAGACCTTCCGCCTCTTTGACATACTGCGGCTCCTTCAGCGTGTACTCGCGCGCCGGCAGCTCGGGCACGTCCACTCGAAACAGAACGGCGGCGCCGTAGGCCTCCGTGCGCACATAACCGACGTAGCGCTGGTGTCCCAGCACATCCACGATGGCGTAGCCGTTGAATTTGGCTTGTTCTTGTTCGATCATCCGAGCACCCCGTGAATGATCGGATTCGTCACACCCTGGCGGATCGTCTCAACAACGGTGTTGACGGCGTGCTCGATGATCTTGTGCGGGCGGACCAGTTCGTAACGGATGACCAGTTCGCTTTCTTTGATGGTGTAGCGCAGCCGCACCTGGATGCCGTAGCTTCCGCAACCTTCGAACGGTGCGATTGAAATAGAAAATAGTTCCGGGATCTCCAGCGTTCCGCGAGAGGCAGTGCCGCGGATCTCTTCTTCATAGGCGAACTGAATTTCGCCGTTGCTCAGCCGCACGCCGGAGGAGAAGTGGACGTTCTTCTTCGCCTGCATGGTCCGTGAGATCTCGAGCATATCGGCATGCGACGGCTCTACAATGTCCGGCAGATTGTCTTCGATGAATTCCGCAAAGGCCGCCTGCGTCATCGGCTTCCGATTCGTTGCCGACCAGGCGAGCCATTCCGGTGTGGGCCGGAACCGATAAAGCAAGCGGTGCTCCGTCCAATGCGCGGTAACCTCGTTGCCGGGCTCGTGGTAATCAATGACGCCCACAATTGCCGGTCCCTGCAGATCGACGAATATACGGCTCTCGGGATTGCAGAAGTCAGTGAAATACGTGGTGAAGCTCTTCGGATCGAAAACAGTCACTGCCTGTTTGAGTCGCCACGGCTCCGCCAACTGTTGATCACTGACAGGCGTAAACGTGAAGCCGGCCGGATGTGCAAAGTAGGGGCGAACGCCGTCGGGCGCTTTGACGGTTGTGACGGCCGCGCCGGTGGCCAGTGCTTCTTTCAGAAAATCAGCGTCGATCATTGGTTGTTTGTCCCTTCACTTCAATCGGCTCGACTTCATCGAGCATGTTGAACTGGCGCGTATCGTTGCGAGTCAACTGATTGCTTTCATTTGCAAAGAACAGGGTGAGTTTCTTGTCCGGCTTGGGCGCATCGATCTTCACCTTGTCCTGTAAGAAAACGGTGTCGATGTCCGGCCCTTTGTCAGCCGGTTGCACTTGCACAGTGAGCGTCAGTTTGCCCGTCTTCCCGGTTTTGCGAACAGCCTTGACCACTTCTTCGAGAGCCTGTTCGAGTTCAATTGCCGCACCGCCGTTCCGCATGGCGATGAGCGTGTCAATAAACGCCATCTATCCTCCTACTCCCGTCACCGCGAGCGGTTGATCGGAAACCGACGCGATGATGAACTGCAAGCCGTCTTTCTCGGCGTATTTGCTGGCAGTGTTGATCAGCGCCGCGCGCTTTTCGCTATCGAAGTGCTCGGCATTATCAATGCAGATGAAGCCGGCCTCGCCATGCGCCAGAACAGCGATACGCAGGCAGAAGCGCATCTTCGATTCCGTGTTCCAGCGCGCGAAGGGGACCAGTTTCCCACTCTCGTCGCGCAGAATGCGACCGTCCTGGATGGTGATGCCTTTGATCGGGAGGCGTGCGGCTACGGTCTCCTTGAGTTGACCCAGGCGGTCCAAAGCGTCCGTGAGCTTGGCCGCCTCCCCGCGCTTCGTGGCCGCTTCCTGCTTGGCAACCTCGGCCGCTTGGCGGGTACCTTCGGCCTGAGCGATAGCGCGGGCCCGTTCCTGAGCAGTGGCCAGGTCCGTCGTGAGTTTCGTCAGTGCGGGAGTATCGACGGCTTTGAGCTTGTTTACCGTATCGTTCGCCATGCTGCGCGCATTCTCGACGCGGGTGTCCCGCGTCTGAGCAGCAGCGGAAACGGCTTCCTCGTATTCTTTGGCCGCCGCCGCTTTCTCCTCCTCAAAGGCTTGCCGAATTGCGGCAATCTGTTTGACTTGGGTCTGTTCGATGTCCGCTTTCTCAGCCTGGAGCCGCACGGCCTCTGCGTTCCAGTCCGCACCTTCCGGCGCTGGCGGAGGCAACGCCTTCTCCAGTTCCGCGGCGTGCTTAAGTTGGGCGTCGGCCGCCACATTGTAGTCGCGGCGCCGGTCATAGAATTGTTTGTGAATAGCGTCGATCATCTGGAGCGTGTTGTCCGACAGCGCGTCCGAATCAAAGGCTAAGCCGCCTACCGCAGCCGCAATCTCTTCGGGTTTGCACTCGACCGGCATGATGCGCAGCAAAATCTGAATCTGTTCCTTCTCGTCTTTGTCGAGGAACGCCAGCGGATCGTAGCTAATGGCATTGCTGATGGCGTCGATCTGCTCGCGCGAGACGATGAAGCGCTTGCTGCCAGGCGCGCGCCAGGAGCGCGTCGTTTCGTTGCGCTCGCG